GCGCTTTGCGAGGAACCTACTATGGTAGAAGCAGAAGCAATACCAAGTCATCCCTTGAGGGTTAAAGCCCCACAGTGAATTGCAGATCGGAGATACGACGCGGGCGATCCATTTCCACCGGGAAAGAAAACAGTACGGCTCATGCTGGTCAAATGGCGCCATCAATGCAGCGCCAGTCGCCGGGTGCCACTCTCCTTCTTCTCCGTCCATGTTCGGCAAGCCGATATATCCGATGTCGTGAGCAAAGAATGCGGCCCACAGGCGCGGGTCCCACGGAAACCCGAACAGCTTCCACCATGCAGCCGCGACGAAACATGGATGCAGGAAGAAGCAGTGCGCCCCAAACAGAACTGACTTTGTGCCGACTCTCATCTTCTCTCCTTAACTCAAGCGGGGACCGCCTCTTTACAATCGCAGAGCATAGTCGCAGCGTGCGTAGCCTGAAATTCTTCAAGCGGAATTGCCCGAACAGTCAGTCCGCGTTCGAGCCAGTCGAGAATCTCGTTTTTTTCGGCTTCCATGCCGCAAACTACTTCGACGTGTCCACACGGCTTGCACGCAATGATGACCTTCACTTTTTCACTCATTTTTATCTCCTGTACACTCACTCTATGACCGCTCCCTGGTAAATGGTATTGGCGAGTCCGTATAAGCTGCCATGCAAGGGTGTAGCGGGTGGCCGTCTTTTGTTAGGCCGATACAGTGCAGAGGTTTATCGAGAAACTTCATAACTGCGTTATCTGTTCCACGCAGGCGAATATGGTTTAAGTTCGCTCCCCACGCGGCCACAACTAAATCCGAACGGTCAGATATAGCCTTAAGGATCTCCAGATTGTCTTTCCCCACGGCCCGCTCAAAGTTGGCTTCCACACAGCGTATCAAATCTTTCGGATTCGTCGCCCGAAACGCAAAAAGGTTCGTTACCACCAGCGAACCGTAGCCCCATCTCTTCGAGAACCCAATGCACTTTCTGATGGTCGGATCGTCGGCGGTGTCCGTGGCCGTACTCGGATTCAACATTATCCAGTTAACCAGACCGCCAGTTCCCATCCACGAGCGGCTCAGCGTGAATCGGTGATTGTTCGTCAATGCGTTATCTTTAGTCATGATCGCTCCCTGGTATCTCCGTGCAATCCTCTGGCTCCCTACGCTTCTGGTTCGGGCGTTTGCGCGGGTGGGGATGGAATAGAGTACCCTCCTGTAGCCTCCAGCGCGGCTTCGCATCGGGCCAGTTCCGCCTCCAAGGTCTTGATGCGGACGTCCTGTTGCTCGACTAGGGTTTCGGCGGAGGGGGCGGTACAGGGAACCCATTTGTTCGGTACGTTGAACGTGCTGTAATCTGTCATTCCTGTGATGTGCATGGGCGGCTCACCGATCTTCTCGCCGCACCTGCGAAGGTCGAGCGCCCGCTGTTGGAACTCTCCTTCGCGAGTTCGTTCATAGCGCCGGACATCAATCGGCATCCCCTTACCGCACCACTCGCACGCTTCTCGCTGGATCTTCTCAAGTGCTGTCATGACTGTTCCTCCGCTTTCGGTTTCAGGGCTGCGCCGATCAGGGCGAGAGCGGGCGCTTTACTCCCCGGCTAAAGAGCGGTAAAGTGAAATGGACTCTGTAGCGGGGAGTAAACCGGATCGTGCATGAGTAGAAGCCGTAGTTTTGGCCTCCCTTAATTGGTGCATGCCGTTCCTTTGTTTCGTGACTGGCCCACCCCTAAAGGATGGGCCAGTCACGTTATCAGACCCAAAATGCACCGTGAACGTTCGCACGTTGCCGTTCTGCTCTCGTCGCTTGTCTTTATCGCGCCAGATTTGGCCGACCTTGATTTCAACTAGTCCGTCTTCGACTTCCTCGCCGCAGTGCTCACACTTTGGTTTTTGTTCGCTCATTTGCTCCCGCTTACTTTTATTCCCCTGCTACCGGCCAGGTCTTTGGGTCACGTTCAGGCATTGCATTGTGGGCACGCCCCGATTCAATCACTTTGCCTCTCCCCTCGCCAGATCTGGCTTGCCCATCCAGTCTTTTACGATCTCGACAGCTTCCCGAACATGAGTCCCGAAGCCCGGATCTTCGTGCTCCGCCGGAGAGGGCGCAGCGGCTTGCGGAACCGTGCTTGAGATGGTATATGAGGGCATCGGCGACAATGGCACCCCAGATGAAATGTCAAGATTTGACGCTGTAACGGTGTATGCCGGCGCTCCGAAGCAGGAATTAGGAAGATTGTCCTCACGCTTTTTAGCGCTCTTGATGTGTGCCTTCAGGGATCTTATCGCCTTGCGGCATTCCGCGACCGTGGGCGTGTTATTGGCGGCCTTTGCTCGGCAGATTACACGCTCCAGATCCTCGATAGTCCTCTGAAGTTCGGGCACCGTTCGCTTGTCACCCATCACTTCGCTTCTCCCTTCGCCTTGCACGGCGCAAAACTTCCATCCCAACCGTCCATATAAAAACGCCGAGTCCTGGTAGTGCCTCTTCAACGCTAATCCATTTCATTTCGCTTCTCCTTTATCCCCGCGACCGAACCCGGTTCCTCCCCCGAGGTCAAGCGTGCCCGCTTTGCCGGATTCGGTTTGGATTTCGCGGGGAAAGTCTAGGCCGTCAGCCTTTCGTACTCCGTCTTCGCCTGATCGAGCGCTGCCTGGGCCGCATCGACGGCCTTCCGCTTTTCAGTCACGTTGTCGGCGAGCCTCTGTTTTTGGGTGGCGATCTCGGACTGCAACTTCGCCATCTTCTCGGCCGGTGTCAGGCGGGTGCGTGGCTTGCGGGTTTCGGACGCCGGCTCTTCCTGTGTAGCCAAAGGCGGCGGAACTATCAAAGGCGGAGGAGCTATCGCCGGCGGATCTCCTGCGATTGGGTGCGCATCGGCTAACTCCATAATCTCCGAAATGGAAAGTTCGGGCGTTTCTTTTGCCGGCGGTTCCGGCGCTTCGGTGTGCTTTCGTTTTGACATAGTGCTCCTTTATTCCTCGTCTTCAAAATCGCGGTCCATCTCTGCTTCCGCCTCTTCTCGGGTTTCAAAAATCTCTGAAATCTCCATCCGCGCTACCGGGTCGATCACGACGAAGCCGCGTTCGTTCACCTGCCAGACGATCAGTTTGCGCTTCGCTGGCGAGTGGATGGCCGCGACTTCTTTCCAGTCTTCCGCCGTCAAGCAGTTCACGCCCATTTTCGTCAGGCATGGATTGCAAGTACCAGACGGCGGGCGCTCCACGTAGTTCGTGCAGTCTTCGTGATCGCAAACGCCGCGACCGTGCAGATTAGATTCCCGAAGTAGGGAAATCAGTCCGTTGCCAGCCGAATCGCCGTAAACCGCCAGTGCCGTCGCAAAGACAGCAAAGGCATCATGTCCGATGATGACGGCAGGTGCATCCATCTCAATCAACTTCTTTAGCCTCTCGATGGTGGATAGCAGATGCGGTTTGAGAAGCGCTTCCTTGCCCGTGGTTGGTCTTTGACTTGCCGGTTGCGTGCTCATGACTCCATATTGCTCCTTTGAGATTAGTTACTACTCCTCCGGGATCACGCCCCGGCGCTTCAGTTCGGCGGCTTCGGATTCTTCCGCCTCAGCGGCCAGTTTTGCCGCCTTGTCGAAGTCTTCCGCAATCTTTTTATTTGCCGCGTGCGTGGTCGATGCCAGCGCTTTCTGTTCGGTCTTCGTAAGCCCGGAGAACAGCGCCTGGTACTCCTCCATACCCAACTCAGCAGCGGACCTGGCTCGCTTCTGGACGGACTCCATCGGATCTTCTGCGCGTCCTCCGTCGCTCCACTGGCGAATCAGTAAGCCGTGCTCTCTCGTAATGAGCTTTCCGCCGGGAAACGTAGCAGTCAGCATCTTCGGCACCTTCAGGCACGAGTACTGGTGCGTGGCCTCATCGAACATCAGCGAGATCAGCATCTCGAAAACGAAATTTTTCTCTGCGATCGGCTGAATTCCAATCGGGATGACCTTGTTATCCGGCGTGATCTTCACCTTGTCGCGCGCTCGGAGGCAGAAAATTATGTGCATCCGGGAAGACAGGCAGTAGGCGAGGAATCGCTTATGCTCGCGCTTCGCCATCGCCCAGTTAGGCATCCCCTTCAGCTTGTTGTTCTCGGCGATGTCCGTACAGCCGCCCTCACCTTCCCATTCATGGGTGGTGGAATCGATCAGACATACCGTGACGCCGGCCGCTTCCTGCGCCTTGATCGCCTTGATGTAACGCTGTGGACTGTACGGCGCGGAGATCGCAGTCCGAAGATATCCCTTCGGAATCGCCTTCATGATGTCGGGATCGTCGGCATAGAGAGAGCCGCGGCCGTTCTCGGCGTCGATCATACCGACCTGCCCATCTGCGCCCGCGATTCCTCCCGCCAGCAGCAGGCCGGAGAACGTCTTACCGCTCCCACTAGTGCCGGAAAGTGAGATCAGCAGAGGGACCGAGATGCGCTCGGCTTTGATTACTTCAAACTCGTCTACGTCCATGCCAGCCCCTTAATCTCCTCGTCCATCAAATCGTCAACCGTCGCATTCGTGCGCCACGGCCTGTCAGTGCCGAACCTGTCCATCAATGTCGCGTACAGGCGAATCAGGCGGATTACTTCGCTGCGCCCGACTTCCCACAGCAAACTTGTCTGATTGTGGCGGCGGATGCGGACTTCGTGCGGTTCCTCGGATTCCACGAACGGGTTAATGAAATCCGTCTTGCCTTCGCCGGCGATCTCGCGAATCGTCGTGTACAGGTACGCCTGCCGGTAATATCCCTCAAAGTAAATCGCGTCCGCTACTGTCCGGTCAATCGGTTTGCCCTTCTGGCTGAAAGTCTTCGGGTCCAGCGTCCACTTCGGCGCGACGAAATCCATGCGGGCCTTGAGGGGTACGCCGGTATCGGGATCGGTCACGAAATACGAAACCTCGGAACGGCCAACAGATCGAAGTCGCTGAAATTCCGGCTCGACGACGAGTGCCTTCGCGCATCCCGCGAGGCGGCTCCAGTCCTCGGACTTCAGGATGTGTTTGCCTTCGTTCTTGGCGAAGTGGCGGCGCTGCTCTCTCTCAAGGATCACAACATGCGGATCAATTGCCAGTGCCTGATCGATCCATCCTCCCGGCGCGCTTTTGACGGTTCCAGTTGGCTTCCCGCCGTTGTCTTTGATCCACTGTTTGATATCGTCTGACTTGTCCAGCGCATCCGACGGCGGGATGTACTCACAGCAGAATTGCGCGTCGAAGACTTCCGGCGTATCCAGCACCGCCGAATGCAGGGCGCGACCGAAGATCATGAAATCGGTTTCTTCCTGCGGCTCACGGTCAGGGCGAACGTGGTTATGCCAGAAGCGCATCGGGGAGATAATCAGATCCTTCATGGCGCTGTGGCTGAGTCCCGGCGTGGCGTGGTATTCGGAGGCGGGAAGATCGTAGATGATGCGCTCCTGGCGGGCGGGTAGGTTGCTCATCAGTGGCCTCCCAGCCTGCTCATAATTTCGTCAACTTCCCACAATTCGCCGTTCTCTCCAAGTTCGCGGAGTAATTCGGCAAACTTGTCGGCCCTTGGGCTGATCTGGAAGAGCTTGTCGGCGATACGGAATGTGTCGGCGCGGCTCATACGGTCGGCTCCGCCCAGTATTCCGCTTCAGTTTTTCCGCCGTGAGGGTTGATGATATCGATCCATCCGCGCCGTTCGAGGTTGACGGTGCCTGTAGCCTTATGCTGTCGCACGCGAAACCCGGCTGACTTCTGCTTGTCGCGGTAATCGGCTACTTCTCTCAACGCATCGGCCATCGACAGATTGCGACTCAAGGCGACCGGGAAAGAATTCCCGCGCACCAGACACATAACCGAAAAGTTTACGTCTGACGGGATACTCATCAGTGATTCTCCGCAAACACGCCATCGCCCTGATAGGCAGCGGGGCCAGCCGGTTCGTCGCGCTCGATCAGGTCCTCCACCTCTTCCAGAATCTGCGCGACGGGCTGGGGTTTCGACAACGCAACCAATCCATTCCGCGCCTCGGCAAGCACAGCGCCCAGCGCATCGATCTGGTCGGTCTTCTCGAAAAAGATCGTAACCCCCTGAAGTTGGATAGCTGATACCGGCCGTCCTCCGTCAAGCGCTTGCGCCCATGAAAATCGGCACTCCGGGTTTGGCTCATCGTGGTAATGCAATCCGATAGTTATGCTCATAAATTACTCCTTAAAATAATCGTCCGGGTTCTTCCCGCTCCCGACAATCGCCCGCATAAAGCGCACCAGCAAAACGTTCCGGTGCGTGTTGTGCTGCGCCGCGTAATCGTTCAGGCGCTTGCGGAGTTGCCGAGGAGCCGGGAAGTTGATTCGTGATTCTGGTTTATCTTTCGCCATGCAGTCAGGATAAAACACGGCGGATAATTTCGCAATAATTATTTTTCCCGCAGTGTCTGATTCTTCCATCTCATGGCCGCAGCCGCGCGCACGATAAATTTCCGATTTGGGCAATACTCCCGGAGCGACTCCTGCTCCAGTTTGTACCAGAACAGGTACAGTTCGTTTGCCGCTTGCCTGCGTTCGGTTTTGGTTTTCATCGTCCCCGCCTTCCTCTGACCGCATAGAGCGCGAGAATCCCGATAGATGCGATTGCGAACGTACCCGGCTCAGGAGATTCGGATACGGGTGCGGGGATCTCGATGAACTGATAGCCCGCGATGAAGTGCGCCGCCTGTGATGCCGCCAGCGCTTCAGGAGTGCCGCGCGACTCCCATACGCTCCAGAGTTCCGTTCCGCTGTAGATCGACGGCCCAAGGCTGTAGTCCGGATTGAAGGCGGTAATGTACAGCGCGTCGTAAGGATCGATGGGCGCCGGCGTAATTAGTGTTTCGGCGCGCAGGCTCCCGGCCAGCAGCGCGACAAGTAAAGCTGTTTTCATTTATTTCCCCATCTCCCTGAAGTTATGCACAACCGCCGGCAACACCGCAAACGTTGAAGAAGCTCCGACCGAAAAGAAAATCGAGTTCCATTGCGCCGTGCTCTTCGAGTTCGCGCCTCAATCCCCATACATGACCTCGTGTAGCATCGGTGTCGGGTCAATATCCGGGCTAATGCTTCTGAGTTCAAAAAGCGCGGCACTAAGTTCCTTCGCGGCATGCGCTACCATCTCTCCGAAGTCCTCACTGATGGACATATGGAGCCCCTCGACAATGCACTCCAATCGACCGTTGCTATCCCGAAGAGGGTTGAGTATGTATCTGGAGATCCATACATCTGAAATACCGATGGACTCATATCTTCGGAGAATGCTTGCGACCTTCTGCGCCACCTGGTTTAACTGATGAGCGAGCGTCTTGATCTCGTCGAAACTGGCCCCATGCAGGGATTCGGAGTCTCTATTCAGATCATCGGCTAAGGAGCGGATCTGTCTACCTAAAATAAACAAGTCAGGCAGCGTTTCCGCGTAAGACACTGACAGGCTGCGGACCCGCGCAGACACGGCCATCCTCTCGGCCCGCCGCTGCTTTTGCCGCGACGTTGCGATGATGCGCGTTGCACGCGAATTCAGCGCCTCTAAAGGCAATGCAATTGAACCCATGGTCGCTACCGCTTTCGTAACATCCCGTGTTTCGTGTGTCGTCTGTGTCATCTTCGTTTCCTCTTTTCTCCCGGTATACCTAAGCCACGTAGGGCGCGTACATCTCCATCACGCGCTGGGTCTCGCGCATCTGTCGTCCTACCGCATCGGCCTGTACCGATCCGGTGAGCGTGCTCTGGAGAACCATCCGCTCGTGCTCCAGGGTGCGGGCTAAGTCCAGATTATTGGACTCTTTTAGCCGCATTTCCATTACGATTGCTTTGGATATGGTCTGATTAGCGTTCATAAGTCTTTTCCCTTTATCTCCTCTCCCGGTATACCTAAGCGCGGTCACTCACCGCGCGGAGATGCGCCAAGCGGAGCCGTCACGGTCGCCCCAATAATCGCCGCCAGTCCCGTCGCAATCGTCGTCACACTCGGCGCGGAGTTCATCCAGGTTGGCGGGCGTTGCCTCTACGTCTACGATTCGGTCCTGCATGATGCTGTCGTCTATGGCTTGCTCAATCTGTGTCATCTTTCTCCTCTCCCGGTATACCGGGCCTCTGTTTTTGATCGGGGTCGAATCCCGCCGGAGTTTGCGCGTGTCTCGCGAGTATGAATCGCGGTACCAACTCGGCTCGCTCTGTGATGCCCCGATCAAGTCCTATTTTCGCTGTTCGCCGCGTGTTTGTGAATCAAGTAAATCCTGAGAAACGCATAGGATTTATACGGATTAGCCGGAGCCGTAGCCGGAGCCGTAGCCGGAGCCGGAGCCGGAGCCGTCGCCGTAGCCGTCGCCGTCGCCGTCGCCGTCGCCGTCGCCGTCGCCGGAGCCGTAGCCGGAGCCGTAGCCGGAGCCGGAGCCGTAGCCGGAGCCGGAGCCGGAGCCGTAGCCGTCGCCGGAGCCGTAGCCGGAGCCGGAGCCGTCGCCGTAGCCGTCGCCGGAGCCGTAGCCGGAGCCGTAGCCGGAGCCGTAGCCGTCGCCGTCGCCGTAGACTTTCTTCCTCGCTACTTCGAGCGCAGGCATTTTTCGGCCTCCGCCGTCGCCGGGATGATCTCGATTGCCTCGGTCAGGTATTGCGTCGGTACAGATACCGCCACCTTGCCGCCAGCGATTCCCGAGACGGCGATCTCAGAGCACGACAATGCGCCCGTCCAGTTCCAGATGCGCCGGGAATCGGCCAGTGTAACCGCCGTTCCGTTCGCGCTCTGTAAGATTCCAGCGTGGACGCCAGCGCTGTAGGTGCGCACCACGCAGTATTTGCCGACAGCCGGGTGCTGAGACGGCGCCGTACTGCCGCCGAAAAGCGCGGCCAGTTCCCGCGCCTGCTTTATCGTCAGGTCTTCGATATTCATTCTTTCTCTCCTTGTTGGATCGTCTGTAAACTCCAGCAGCGCCACCACGGGCAGGTGATCCATTAGCGCCGTTGCCCGAGCGTTACGCCCTCGGGCCTGCTGACGGGTACCACGCCGCCAGTGCGATTCGCGGGGCGAGTGCGGCGATGGCCGTTGTACCCCGCTGAATGTCAGTGGGCGATTCCCGCGAGCGCGGGTACGACCCTCCTTTCAAATCGAATGGGGCAATGATGGCTTCGCTTCGCAGCTCATTACGCGGCATCCTCGTCGCGCAACCAACGCTCCAATTTCGCGCCAGTGAGTGCGGACCATCGCTTGTTGGCCGGTGCGCCGTTCCAGTAGTCGCCATCATCGTCATTGAGGCACTTGGCTATAGCGTAATCGGTTGTCCGATCCGACTGATCGTATCGCCGCCGGATCACGTAGCCCTCAGAGCACGCATACGATACCTCAACGATCTGGCCTTGGTTGGCGGGCGGGGTGTGGAATCGCATCAGGCCACCTCCGCGCGTTCCGCGCGATTCACAACGATTGCGGTCTTTCCCTGATACGCCCCGGCCGGTGCCACGGCAGTACCCGCCCGCAGCATTGAAGCATCGCGCAAATCGTGAGCTGTAATTATCGTCGCGGAATCGGTCCACGAGTCGCGGCCGTCCGCCGCTGCGTATCGGATGGTATCGCCAATCTTCACATCATCGCCGTGGCTCAGAATGTGGTTGATCGCCTCGGCCTTCGCACCCTGCGCTCTGCTGATTCTCGTTCGTTCCATTTTATGTTCCTCTTTTCTCCCGGTATACCGGGCCTCTGTTTTTGATCGGGGTCGAATCCCGCCGGAGTTTGCGCGTGTCTCGCGAGTATGAATCGCGGTACCAACTCGGCTCGCTCTGTGATGCCCCGATCAAGTCCTATTTTCGCTGTTCGCCGCGTGTTTGTGAATCAGGGAAACCCTGAGAAACGCATAGGATTTATACGGATGCCGAGTCGTGAAGTCACTCGGCTTGCCCAGGGTTACCACACCCTGGGAACTATTCGCGGGGCGAGTGCGGCGATGGCCGTTGTACCCCGCTGAATGTCTAAGCACTGGTTACGCGCAAGGGCCGTGGATAACCTCGAATCCTTCGACTGTTCGCTTCCAGACCACCGCGCCATTACAGCGAGAACAACGGATTACGGGATCGCCCTGAGTTACGATATGGATCGGATCAGGTGGTCGCATGCGTTCATTCTCAATTGCCGCCGCATACAGGGTTTCAATGGTATTCGAGCGCCGCGTAAACATTTTAAAGGTATCCGCATGGTCCAGTATCCCGGCGCGCTCCTTTTCGATTAGGCATCCGATACATGGCACATCGGTGGCAATCACACTGCTATGTGGAGCCTTGAGCGTGCATGTGTGTCGATTCGTGTTATCCTGCGTGCGCTCCAGCAGGTCCAGGTACAAGCGTCCAAACGTGGCCGCTCCCCTAGCTTGGCCCACCGCGATATCGCGCTCCCAGGGGTTCAGTCGGATACCTGGAAGTTTTGCCTGGCGCAAATAATTGCAGGCGTGTTTGCCGAGTGCTTCCGCTTTGAAAAGCAGCGCGGTCAGCGTGTATTCGTCGTCGCGAGTGCGCTCGTCTGCCATTGCACTTCATCCTCCCGGCGATGGTGTCGCCGCTTTCTACAGGCTGTCAGCATTACCCGGAACCGCGACGAGGACGCCGCCTGTATGGTTCCATGCCGGGAAGCTCCGATGCTCCCGGCTTATCGTTAGCGTTTCATATGCTACCCTCCCTTCACAACCACCCCATCGAATCGCACCAGACAATCGCCAAACTCACAATCGCCGCCGTAGCGAGGCTGGCCAGAATAATCCCCGCGGCTGTGCGGATTTCGCGCATCCGGTGCCGATGGGCCTGCCGCCGGCAGTGGAGTTCCCAAGCCGATAGTTCGCCTTCGTGGTTGAGTTCTTGGTGTTTGCTCATGCGGCACGCTCCTGATTCCGCCAGTGCAGCCGTCGCGCCGCCAGACATCCAACATCCGACCGTGTTACCCGTTCCCATACCGGACGGATCGCACATGCCAGCCAATCGGGATAACCGGCTAGTTCGTCATCTCGGCGCATGATCTCCCGGCGGATCGCCTGGAATCGTTCCATCCATTCGTCAGCCGCTTCCATCTGCTCAGGTGTCCCGTAGGACATCGCCATAATCCGCTTCCAGCGCTTCATCGTGCCACCTCCGGCTTCATGCCGCGACCGGCGAGCATTTCGGTATAGGTCATGTTCGTTATTCATCTTTTTCTCCTCGGCATTGGTTATGCCATGTAATCAGGACTCGCGTTTCCTACTGGCCGGCCTAAGCTCGGAACCGCAGTGTTTGTGCCCTGCCTGCTTACAACCACAGTTTCTCATACATTATCACAAGTGGTCAAATGAGTAATATTTATACTTGGTCGCGGTTTTGCTTATAGTCGTCCGAAACGGACTAGGCCAATTCGGACGACTTCTACAAGGTAGAATATCCGTATGATCCACTGGACCTGTCAGCAGTGCGGCACCGTAGGGCAAGGCCAGCGTGTTAGGTCCTGCTCTGTGTGCCACACAATGCCGGCGACACACACACCGGGCGCCACAGAGGAAGCAGCGGCCCACATACGCTCGGTGCAACTCGCTCGGCATCATAGGATCGGTCGGAGTGATAGAGCGGCGCGGTATCAGCGGAAGTACGGGCTGTACTGTCCGACCGAGTTGGACTTGGATCGGGATCTCCCACCGAGCCGCAATGGCCGGCACACGTAATTATCAGTTGGCAATCAGCCGGCCCGCTATCTCGCCCGAAGCTCGCCCCAGACCGCTATCTCTCGCCCAAATTCCACTTGCGCTAATGCTCATTATCATTGCGGTTTGATTGTCCAGGGGGTGCCGGCGGGGGTGGAGGAGGGCCGCTGTCCCCACCCATCCCACTCAAAAAACCCGGGGCAGTTGAAAGGCAACATCTGGCCAGGCTGGAGATTATAGAATGCCCGTATTTCGCGTCAGGGCTGGCTGTACGCGATTTCCAGGCAGTCGGAGGATGCAGTGGACCCCGGAATTCGTTGTGGGGCGATTGTGGCGGTTTTGGGTGGTTTCGGGGCTGGTCGGAGCCTGTCCCACCTTTTGAGCCTCTGTCCCACTACACGTCCCACTTTTTGTCCCACTATAAGTTCTTTAGAATCCTACTTGTCCCACTTGTCCCACTTAAAAGAAGTAAAAGTATTCTATAGGGAAAAAGAGAGACATCCAGACAGATACTGGGGCTGTATGTAGCCCCTATAGAAAAGTCTGGACAGTTTTTGGTGGGACAAGTGGGACAACCTACAAAACAAAGGAGTTAAAGTGGGACAGAAAGTGGGACAAAAAGTGGGACGGCTTCGATTTAAGTGGGACAGAGCCGTTTGAAAGCAGAAACGCCGCCGGTCCTTGTGGGACGCAGCGGCGCGATAGGAAATTCGAGTGTACGACTTGTCGGCGCGTTCGTCAAGCGGAATCAGGGGCTTGGTTAATTCGGCGGTATGCCCACGGTCGCGGGGCCGCTGGTCGCCGGTAACGCTCGAACTGTGGCTTGTCGTCGGCGCTCTTGAATCTTCCGAGGATCTTACCTACGCGCATGGTGTCGGCCTTTCCGTGTCCGTCCTGGTCCTTCGGGGGAATCTTCAGGGGGCCGCTCAGGATCTCGGCGACCGTGAAATCAAAAAACGAGTCCGCTCCGAATGATCGGGATGTTTCCATGAACTTCATTTCCTCGGCTACGATCCAGTCGGAGATCACCGTCATCCAGGGATCGTCAACTTCCATCTGATCGCGCCACTGATCGCGCGCCGCTACAGCCTCATCCGGTCGGCGGAGCCGGTCTTTGTACCACTTCACCGCGCCGCGCACCAGCCACGCGAGTATCCCGCAGGCTTCGTCTCTCACGAGTGCATCGGGTAAGGTTCGGTCTACATCCGACTCCGCAAGGCTCGCCGGGAACGGGATCAGGTGCATCCGGTTCATCATGGCGTTGTCTTCAGCCTCGAAACTTGGCCGGCCGTTTGTGTCCATCCAGATTTTGTGTGTAGCGGCGAACGATACCCAGTTCTCGTACTTCTTGATGGCTTTAACTTCTCCTTGCCCCTCGGTCAGCTTCTTCACTAATCCTTGGGCTAAACGCTGCGTCGTTTCGGCTTCGCTGGTGCGAACGAATCGGACGCCGCGCAGGTCTGCGATGTCGGCGCTGGCGTTTGAGGATGAGCGGCTGCGTGTCATTAGGGTTTCCACGTCCAGCATTCCCGAGTACTCGGGAATCAGGCGACCGACCACGACAAGCATTGTCGTCTTGCCGTTATTTCCCTTCTCTCCCCACGGGATGAATAGCGCCTTCTCGGACGTGCTGCCGGTGATCGAGTAACCGAGAGCACGCTGGAGGTATTCTGTAAATCTTCCGACTCGATCCGCATCGGACTCAGATCCACCACCCATCGTCCAGTTCACGAACTCGCGCCATCGCGGGCATTCAGCTTTCAGGTTGTAATCGTGATCGGCCAGTTTTGTTATCAAGTCTGCCGGGTCGTGCGGCTTCATCGCCCCTGTCCGAAGATCCACGGTGCCGTTGCGGAAGTTGAACAACCACGGAGATGAGTCCAGTTTCCCGGCGGAGACAGCCACGCGCGGAGCCGCCAAAGCCAGGCAGTTTGTGACGCCCTTCAGGTTCACGGACTTCAAAGCGAATTCGTATATTTTCCCATCGTCTCGGACTTGCGAGAGGAACTTACGCATCGCGTCCACCGCCAACTCCTGCGCCTTCCCAAACTTGTCCTGCTCCCATCGCCTTCCATCCCAGATAAGCCACGCCTTGAACTCCGGGCAGTAACGCATTTTGTCGCGATGCAGGGCAAGTAGGCGCTCGGCGTTTCCATCGTCGTTTAGTCCGAAAAAGATCAGCGGACAGGTTGATACGTCGATTGGCGGACGCGTCTTATTATCGGCGTCCGCCTTCTCGGAGAGCGCGCGGACCCGCTGGGATTTAATCAGGTCGTTCAGGTCGGTTACCCTGAACGAATCGTGCTTCAACCGGAGTTTTCTGATTACTTCATTCGCGGCGGCAATGCGGACTGGATCTTCGGAAACTTTGGCGCGCGCAAGTTCAAGGGCGAACTCCAGTTTGTATGCTGACGTAATATCAGCGAGCGCCTGCGCGGCGAGGAATTCGAGTGGATCGGATACGTTATCGGGCTGCGATGTCACTTGGCCTTCGCGGCCCCGCACCAGTCTGCCAGATCAACTTCAGGCCACGCAGTTAACAGGTCCTCCGTGGCGTTGATATACAAAACTCGAGGAGGGAAGATATGGCAGAAACCAGAATTCTCACTTGGCTGGTAAAAACGGCAATCTTCGCAATAGATACGTGCTTCGTCGGGTTCCGGCATGTGTCATCTCCGTCATCTGTGTTCGAGGAGGAGGCCCCTGCTGCCGGATGACGGCGACAGCAGGGTGGGAAGCCTTTCCACGCGCGGGGATCAGCCGCAAACTCATTATGCCACAGATTCCAACTCCGCAATCGCCCGCGCCAGGTCAGCCAGACCCTGCTCAACATCCCGCACGATCAGATACACGCCGCCAGCCCGCCCATGCGCCGCGGCGAACGTCTTTTGCGTGAGGCGTTGCCTGTCCTTACCGGCCTTGATCTCGATCTCGAAACTAACGCCGATCTTATGGCCGTTGACCGTGACCGGGACCGTGGCGCGGATGTCGCCCTGTCCGTCGATCCCGGCGTCGATCCACGTCTTCTTTTTACCTGGCTTGATGACCCATCCCGACAGCCGGTTATTTCTCCACATGAAGGCGTCCGGGAATCGCTTTGCGGCTTCGATCAGGAAGTCGCGGGTGAGGTCGTTGGCGGTCATCCCTCACACTCGCAAGGTTCGCCAGGGCCAGCGCCACAGGAGCAGAACATAGACTCCGCATCGTCGAGGTCGAAGTTCTCACAATCCGCGCAGTTCATGCGGCCATGAAGCGAGCACGGACCCGTGGCTTCAGGATCGTAACTCTCCCACAATCCGTCGCTCATGTCAAACTCTCCCTCAGACCCGCCGCAAACTGCAATTCCTTATTCCAGGCGCGCGGTGGCCAGTCTTGAAATTTTTCTTTGTATTTAGCAACCGCGTATTTCGGATGATAATTTTTCCGTTTTTGAAGTTTCAGTAAATCCAGATACGCCGCCTTCCGCTCCGATTCCTCTCGAATCCGAGCCTCAATCTCCGCACGCAACTCCGCCGTTAGATTGACCAACTCCCCGGCAACACGTTCGGCTTCCATGCGCTCCGCAGCTTCGCGTACTTCCTTAAGCAGCGGGATTCCGCAGTGCGGGCAGTTCGTCAGCTTCGGGTCCGACTCATACGGTCGGCGGCATGGAAACATAATTCCGTCGATGAAGTCGCCCGTGAACATCGGGTGCGGTTCGCTGGCCGGAACCGGCTCATCGCAGGTGCTCATCTTTTTCTCGTCAAACTTCGCTGGACCGTCCAGTTGCCACTCGATATCGGACTCGAAGAACGGGCCTTTCTTGATGAACTCCAGCCAGTTCCCGGTGTGATCGTGAACGCGGAAATGATCGTGGCCCTTATGCGGGCGGGAGCCGCGACCGAGGCGCTGGTGGTATAGCGGAAAACTGGCTGTCTTAGACCCAAAGATGAGGCACTTACACGCAGAATGATCCCATCCAATACTGATCGTCTGACATGAGGATATCCCCCGCAAATCCCCGTGATCGTATTGGTGAAAGATAAACTTGCGCGTTCCCGGCGTGTGAATGTCGCCATCCGGCGTATTGGCGTCGATGTAGGCCCAGTTGACCCCGGCGCGGTTGAACGACTCGCAGATATCGAAGGCGTGCTTCTGGGTGAATCCGAACGACACGGCTTTCAGGTGCGAAGCATGGCGCTGATAGTGCTCAACCATATCGCCCAGGATGGCCGGGGTGTCGCAAATAATCTGGCCCTGCTCGGCATCGAACTCGCCCGTCTTCATCTTCCGCAGCCCGCCCAGATCGGCCGGCGGCGGCGTGGCGATCACTTCCGAGCGCACCAGGCATCCATCGGCGATCAACTGCTTAACCGATGGGCCGGTCACCATCGCGTCGAAGATGCCACCGGATGCGCGCCCGAGCGGCTTCCCATTTCCGAGCATCGGTGTCGCCGTGAGGCCGATGATCTTAGCATCCGGGTAACAGTCGAGCACGCCGCGAAATGTCGGACTCAGCCCCAAGTGGCATTCATCGATGATTATTAGGTCCGCTTTCGGCTTGTGCTCCATCCGATGCACGGTATCTGAAGACGCGATTTGAATCGAGTGCCAGCGCTCGCGCTTCTTGCTGCCCATGAGAACTCCGTGCGGGATGCCCAGTTTCGTCGCGCGCTCATGGGCATCATTGACACGATCCCGGCCATGCACCAGCATCAAGGCGTGTTTGTTTTTCGTCATCGCCCCGGCAAGGATGTTCTGCATGACTACGCCCTTACCAAATCCGCATGCCGCAACCCCGAGCACGGCGCGAACTCGCGCCGCTTCCCGCCGGAGGGAGTCGCGGAAGATTACCTGGGCGGGGCGGAGGGTCATGCGGCGTGAATCGTCCATTCCACGAATACTTTCAACCCGCCGCGTTCGGCCACCTTTATCATCCCGGCAGTCCCTGGACTTTTTCCATCCCAAAACACCAGCAAGGCGTCAGCAAATTCCGCCATTGCCACGTTTCGAATCATCCCGGATGACTTTCCGTGTGCCAGTGGAATCTGGTGTATCTTTTCTCCGGGAAGCGCAACTTTCCGCGCCCACTGCTGTTGTGATGGCCACGCCGGGAAGAACTCAACCTCGATGCCGTTCATCCTCGCCCAAGTAAACCCTGACCTGTCCACCCCATCCGCGCATCCGCAGAGAACCAGATAAACCGAATCGGTCGCGCCCGCATCCCGCAGCATCGAAATCCGGTGACGCCGAATCGTATACATGACCTGAATTGAAGTCGGCTCCATCGTGCGCGATCCGGCAATGATAAGCCTCATCCCAAAAACTCGCTGTCAACCAAAAACTGGCGATACTCCCGCTCATACTCCAGCCGCTCTGCCTCATCCCGATAGACCGCCATATAATCGCCGACTGTGCGGGAGTCCTCGGCCTCGGAGATGCGTCCAGATAATACGCACGCCGCCAGACCGACAAGCCCGCACAGGGCCAGAAACACGCTACTGATGCAGATTGCTGCGATCATTCCGCCTCCACAAACTGCAAGCACTCACAAGCCCCGCAAACCATCCCGTTAGAGCCATGCGCCGCGCGGACGTGTCCGCAGGCCGCGCATTTATCGTGATCCGGGAGCGGCGTTCGTTCTGCGTAATCAGCCATGTGCGTCCTCCATTATTCGGCGTCCGATCCATTCGGCGACTTGGGGTACGACTGCGTTTCCAAATGCTCCATTGGCACTATCCACCAATCTTCGGGAAATCCCATTAATACTGCGAGCCATGAAGGATTGACGTAGCCACCAGTCCGCAACGCTTCCCGGATGAACTCCGGGCACCAGCGTAACGAGCTCCCAATCTTTGCCCCGCTCGGCCTCTCGCCGTAAAATTCCTTGGCGAAACACGTCTGGGCGTCCGCCCGCATCATATCGCCACCCCGCAACGCCCCGATGCTCTTGTCTGGCGTGGGCAAGTATCCAAACCCTGTCGCGTATGTGAGGGGCACCAACGGCGGCCGCTGGAATACTCTCCCATTCAGCATCGTACCTGAGCGCGGAAAGGTCTCCAAGTACTCGCCGCATTGGTCCGTTAGCAAGGATGCCTGAGACGTTCTCAATGAGTACGATTGATGGTCGAATTCCCCCAATGATTCGAGCATACTCACTCCACAAACCGGAACGCTCTCCGTCGATTCCGCGCATGTGTCCGGCGACGGATAAATCTTGGCAGGGGAATCCTCCGGCGATAAGGTCAACATACTCAAGTTCGCCCCCCCCCGATTTGTTTGATATCTCCATATCGTTTAATAGGCCAGTACTTCGCTAACACTTTCTGGCAGTACGGTTCAATCTCAACCTGCCAACGGCATTCCATCCCAGCGCGTTCAAGCCCAAGATCGAGGCCACCGATTCCGCTAAAAAGTGAGCCGAACGTCAAATCCGCCTCCTCTTATCCGGCCCGAACCGCTCTCGCCAGTCAGCAGGAATCTCGCACTGCGGAGTCTCACCCCAGCCGCACGAACAGAAAAACCAGCTAACGGAGTCACGATTCACAGGTAGCCATCCTCTCGATCTCCCTTTGCGTTACACAGTCTGCATGGAGTCGGCGGATCGCCATGAATGCACTCATCTTGACCGTGGCATAAATCGTCAATGCAACGGACCACATATCCCCTTCCGCCGCATTCATAGCAGCCACGTTCTCCTTGATATTCGTCATCGTAATCGTCAAGGTCCAAATTTTCCATATACTCTCCTGTAAACCCGCAACCCATCCGGCGTACCCTGCAACCGCTGGCAAAGCCGCATCATTTCGCCGGCCCATGACGCCCGCCGAAACTCCGCAGTCTCCCACTCAGGCGGTCCATCCGCCATAATCCGATTCAGCGCACCCCGCCAGTACTTCCACCTGTCGCGGAAATACCGGAGAGCGTGCGGACGGTCAATGGCATCCTGCTTCTGTTTGCGGATACGTGCCTCGCGCTGCTCCGGCGTTTCATCTTCGGCGAGAGAGATGCCCGCCATCGCGGCCAGACGCTTAACAGCCTCGAACTTCGAGATGCCCTCAATCTTCATGAGGAAGTCAATGGCATCGCCGTTTCCACACCCAACCCAGCACTTCCAGCGTTCAGGATATGCGTGTCCTGGAAGGTTGACGCGCAGGCTAGGGGACTTATCGGCGTGGAACGGGCAGCGACCGATGACTGTGTTCGGAGCGCACCGCCGCAACTTCACGCCGTAGGATTCGACTAGCGCCCGCAGGTCGGTTGCTTCCCGGATCTGGCGGTCGCGGGTATTCACTTGGGCTTCGGCCCGATCTTGTGATTGATCGCAAAATACTCCGCCTCGGTAGAGAACCGCGTTGCCTTGCAGATTCCGCACTTCACGCGATACCGCTTCTGGACGCCGCACTTCCCTTGTCGCGTCCAAACATGGCCGGTCGGACTGGAGCACTCGCGCAGTTTGTTCGGTACGAACTGAATGGGCGAGAAGTGAGGTTCCGGCTCGGCATCAGGCAATTCGTTCGTATCGACCTCGCGTACTGCTGAATCGGGGCGAAACCTCCGCTCCCAGTCGGCGGCCACCTGATCGTAATCGACCTGACGAGGTTCGTCGCGGTATGGGTTGAAATAATCGGTTCGTAAAGTGCCGTGCATCATATCCGAATATCTCCCCACGAATCGCGATTCTTTCGCGCCGCCGCAGTCTGCCGCTTCGCTTTTCTGGGATCTTTTGGCGTCAGTTGCATCGACCGCGACTCCGCGATTTCATCCGCCTTATCCCTTCGCAGATCACAATGCCGCTCCCATGCGTTATCCAGAAGGTCTGAAAGATTGCGCGGATGGTCGATCATATCAGTCGCTCCGTCCGTTCGCCAGCATTCTCACACGCGGTAATTTCCTCGATCATACGCATCTCCCGCCAGTCGTAACCAAACTTTCGTCCGCAATCTAAACACGTCACCGAAGCGTACCGCGCCGACCGCTCAGACTGCGGAAACGTCGTTCGGGAATGCTTGCACGGCCCGAAGGCATGGGCGATAAAAGAAACTACGGTCGCGACGCCGAGAACGCACATAATCAGTTCCGTCATATTGCCTCCATTTCATTGAGCGCTTCCGCCAGTTCCGCGTACATCCGAGACGCACGCCGCGCCCGCTTCACGCCATCTTTCAATGCCGCAACCTTCGCGGCATCTGCGGATTCGTAAACCTTGCCGCCGCCTAAATTAATCCTCCATCCTTTGCCTGCATAGTAGCTGACACATACCACAAAGCCAGAAGGAAGCCCCTGCATTGTGAACTGAATCGAGCGGTTAAAGCTCGTGTCTTTCCATTCGGCTTTCATTTTTCATCCACCAATCTGAGCATGCCTTCGCGCCCTGCCCGCATCAGGACCGCTCCGAGAACCTGGTAAACATTACTGGGGGCGCACCCCGCTTTAACGGCGGCGATTCTCGGCTCTATCGAACCGCAGAAAACCGCCCGGGCCAATCTCAACCGCGACTCAAAACGCTTTTTTCTTTCTTGTGGCGTCACGATTTATAGTCTTGCATATAACGTTTCTCAGTGCAACAATAATTTCCATGACGGCAGAAATCCTCGTGTACGCCTGGACGCTCGGAAGATTAAGCAGGGAAGACGCATTACGGGCCGTTGTTTCGGCGCGGTTGACGGTTCTGGAATATCGCATTGCGGAACTACGAATGCGTAATTCCTCAAACCGTGCGCTATAATCCCGACAGATGCCGCCGCCCGCTACATTCTCACTCCTCGGAGTGGGATTTGAGGAACTGTACAAGTACCTGATTACGTCGATAGCAGGGCTTGCGCTTCCGGCGATTTGGCGATATCTGCATTTAATCTGGAAAGAGAATCAGGCGCAAAGGGCGAGTATCGCCGCCCTTCCCGCACTCTTCGCGAAACACATCGACGACGACGAAAGAGAAAAGGCCGCGAACAATACCAGGCATGGGAAGAATGAAGCGAAGATCGAGTGCATAGTAATCAGCACCGACGAGATCAAGGCCACACTTCGAGATCGAGATCCGAAGTTCCAGGCGATCTCAGACATTCAGCAGAGAATTCTGGACAGGCTGAATCAACTGGGCGTGGACAAGCCCGGAGTTTACGGCGATTAAATTCCGCATCATTTCCAGAACAAGTCCGCATTATCTTCCGTTTATTTCCTAAATATGATATGCGTTAATGATGGACCGCGTGGCCAAAGCGCTGACTGTCGTAGCCGGGGGATTCTGGGGACTCGTCGGGCTGCTGAGGATCGTGAACGCGGTAGTCAGCGGGAAAACGCGCTGCTGGTTCCGGCGCTGCAAGTCGCGGTAACATCAGGAAATGCAGGAAACCGCGATCAACTCGCCCGCAGTTTGGCTTGCCGCTATCGGAGTTCTCGGCACATTCCTCACTGGGATTGTGCAGATCATAATGACTATCATCAACCGAAGCGAACGCGACTCTCAGCACGCAGACACTAAGGCGGTATTGTCAGACGTGAAGCGCGGCGTTGACGGCCAGACAGAAGCATTACTGAAAGTCACAGGCGATGCGCAGCGGGCCATCGGAAACCTCGAGGGGCATGCGGCGGAGAAAGCCGACCCGTCTTGACGTGCTGGTCGCGATGTTCGTGGCGTCAGAATCCCAAGCGCCCGCGCCCGAACAGGACCAGTAGAATCACCAGCAACGCCACAATTCCAAGTCCGCCACCGAATCCTCCTGTTGGACCATAGCGACCGTTCATATACCATCCGCCGCCGCCGCCAAACAGCAGGATCAAAAGAATAATCAGGAGTAGCATGATTCAGTACATGCACGGTGGGGGCCAGTCGCGGTAAACTCATTCCATGCCTGAACAGAAAGACGTTTGTCCTGAATGTAAGGGGATAGTAGTGGACCCGACATGCCCGTATTGTGGGTCGCGGAAACCCGCAACTGCCCCGCCGCCCGACCCTTCGACCGGACTCCCTCCCGATGATCCCGGAAATGCTGACTAAACTCTGGATCGCCGCATTCCTTATTCGCGCAGTTGCAATCATCTTCGGAAAGCGGAAATCTCCGCTATCGTGGCTGATTTGGGCCGGGTTCGTGGAGTGCCTGGACGCCTCCCTCTTCGACGCCTACGCACAAGATTCCGGCACTTGGTACACGCGCCTCTGGGTATTCCAGCAACTCGGCTCGGTCATCCTGCTCGGCTACGTGGTCCGGTATTGCGTCAAGCCCGCGCTTTTCCTCGTATGGATTTCTCTCATATTCGCTGCGGTGACTTCCGCAGTTCTTTGGGTCGCGCTCAGATACCCCGGCAGTCCGATTGAACCAGTGATGGCCTTCGCTGGCTTCATGTTGCTGGCACTGGGGTTAGCAACTGCGGTAACAACTATAGCGCGTCCGGGAGCTTTCTGCGCGATTCTGTCCGCTTACCTCTGCCTGTCGGCGGTTTTGATGCTGGTCGGTGGTGAGTTTCTGTCCAGTCCAGGCCTCGGGAGAGCCATCGCGGGGCTTGATTGTGCCGCTTTCGGAGCGTGGGCATTTGTATTCGTCACCAGTCCCACGGCTCCGGTCGGCGTACAATGTCCTTGATGGCCCGCTTAACCGTACTCTTCTTCATACTCTTGTCATTTCCCGGTACAGCCTCGGCGCTCGCGCACTGGGAGGGGTTTTGTGAGCAAGGCGGCCAAAAGGTCGCCACGAACTCCGCGCAATCTACCACGAATGTTCAGCAGTCGTATCCCGGCGCAACCCTGACGGTGTATCTGACCGGAACGGGATCGCCGGGGACGAAGGCGACTTTGTATTCCACAAATACGGGAACGCCGCTCGGAAATCCGCTGACGTGTTCGACATTCAACGGTTACTACAGCTTCTACGCGGCCAACGGGTCGGTTGTCGATCTGACGTTCTCAGGGGCCGGAATTGCAGCACCGTTCACAATCGGCGCTGTGCCGGGGATTGAGCCGGTCAATCAGGTCGTCTACCCGAGTGCGGGGAACACTTTCCATGAGCAGTGTGTGCTCGCCGCCTCGCTCGGCCAAACGCTTCAAATTTCAGCACCAGGGGCCATTGTCATTGCGGCAAGCGAAAACGATTCCGGGTGTGCGATAAACTTCCTGAGCGGTTATCTTCAACCTGCCAGTGAGCAGACGGTGACGCTATCACAGGACACGTATTGCCAGCCCACGCAACAATGCTATGACATTTCGGCTGGCGGAACGATCGCATTTGTTCGCCCACCCGCATCGGTCACGCCGATCAACTTCGGAGCAGACCCAACGGGAACAGTCGGGACGGCGACGGCAACAACTGCGGCGTTTAATGCGGCAGCGGCGTCGATCATAACCACGGGTGGAGATCCAAGCCAGGTAGCGGGCGTCTTAACTGTGCCGGCCGGGAGTTATTACACGAACGGGTCGATTGCGGTCAATTCCACCTATGGGGCGGAAGTCAACTGCCTTACCGGCTCAAAATTCTACTGGGCCTCGACAACGGTATCGAACGTTCCCTTTTTCAAGTTCACAGGAACAAGTAATGCCTCAATCCACGGATGCACGTTCATTGTGACCAATGCCACCTACCCGATGAGCAGCGCCGGCGCTGCGGCAATGGAGTTCACGACTGGAGCGGTTACAAGCACTGGATTCCATGTCTACAACAATACCCTTAGCGCCGCCAATAACCTGATCTACGACTTTATTTTAGTCGATGGAAACGGGGCCACAAACAACGATTTCGGCATGTTTGAAAAGAACTTCGCCACCGGATACAACTACGCCTGCTTTGACCTTCAAGGTGGAGAGTCTTACTCTCACCGACTTACTGCAAACCAGTGCCTCGGCTACTATGGCGGATCGACCGGGCAGTACGGAGTGGCGGCAAGCGGAGGCACAACACCGGGATTCGCGGCGTCATTCGTATGGCAAAGCGGGGGAATGCAGAACTCAACTTCCGATTTCTACATGAATGGCCTGTCGGCGTTCACCGACGAAATCTATGACGTGGACACTGAGACGCAGGGCAGTTTTCTGATCTCAAATGCAGGGAATTGGCAGGTCATAGGCGGGCGCATCGTTTGCTGCAATACTACGACTCTGGCAATCTCAAATGCGGGTGGAAACGCCAAGGTTCAGGGAGTTGTAATATTTCCGTACCGCTCCGACGAGTTGATTACGATGGTGCATACTCCCGGCTACGTAGGGCCGGCACCTCCCGGTATCTTTGAATTTGAGAACGTGAACATTCAGTCGCCCAATGCCAGTATGTCCGATAAACTTTTCCCCGGCTCGGTCACGAATTCATTTTTGAGCTTCAATAATCTTACCTGGGCCGACAACACCGCAGGAAACGGCGGTTCCTCTATTTTGACGACAACGAACGGTGGCCAGGGAATAAAGTATTCGACCGGCACCGCAACCGGTACGTCAGGCATGAACACCTTGACGATTTCAGGGGGAACCTTGACGGCGGCGATGGCGGGCACATCCGCTCCCGGCACCGACTCGTCCGTATTTGTCGGCGGTCACACCTACAGAATCCAGTCGATCAACACGGGGACCGGAGTCATCACGCTCCTGGCGAACCTCGTAACCAGCCCATCGAGCGCAGCCTATGTGCTCGCATACAACGGCGGCACGCTCCAGGTCCCGTCGCTTTCGGCGGGGACAACCACGCTCGGGAACACCACGATCAACGGGACGCTGACGGTATCCGGGGTTCTAAGCGCCCCCGAGGGTAATGTTTCCAACTATATTGGGCCAATCAACTTAATTATTGCGAACGGAACCAATAACGCCCTGACCACAGCGGCGGGTGTCGGTCCTCCGCTAAGCGCAGGACTAACACTCAACCTCAGCATGAACTTCAGCCTTCGCTCCGGGGCTAATACATTGGCATATCAGGGAGGAAGCGCGTTGCCGATATACAGCGTATACCAAGCCAACCTGGGGACCGGAATCCCGTCTGGGCAGATCTTGACGGTTACGTACAACTCAGGCGGATTCTGGCAGACGCAGACGCCATGACAGCCGAGCGCAATTTCCCGATCATTCCCGAAGTTTCCCGATCGGTTCAAAACGAGTTTAGAACTCTGCGGAATATGCTCTACGATGCGCAGGATGCGCTCACTGCGATCAAGCCGCAACCGGGAGCAGCCGGAGCAACGGGTGCGCAGGGAGCGCCGGGAACGACGACGATTATTCAGTCCGGATCGTCCGCAACACTCGCAACTCCGCAGATGGCAAACGTGACTCAGATCCTGGGAATCCTCGCCCAGGCGCAACGCTCTTACATCCCGGCGTACACATCGCTTCCATCACTTCAGGACCCTGCATCGCAAAACGGTTCGCTCATCAGCGTCAACGGGATACTGTACCGCTTCAACGGATCTCCGCAGCCAGGCCAGTGGCTTCCACAGGAAGCGGTCGCCACGGTTTTATTCGATACGCGGGCAAACCGGATCGCGAACTATCCTCCAGCAAACTACGTTCCCGGAACCATCCTCTTCGAGACAGATTCCACTCTGTTCTACATCATCCAGATCGTCAGCAGCGTCAATAAATGGGTCTGGTGTTCCGGGGAGTACGCAAGAACGCAGGCGCAACTAGCGGCTCTCGCAGCAACCCTTACCACCACAGATACCGGACTTCTCGTGAACGTGACTGATTACGCCCACATCCTCCAGTGGAGCGGGTCGGCATGGACGTGGGGACCGGGAGAGTCAGGCAGCGGATATTTTCAGGATTTCGCTATTGCTCCTACCGGCAGCGGCTGGCACGCCTGCGATGGGTCAACTGGTATAAAGTACCTGAAGGCAGACGGAACGACGGGGACGATTACCGTCCCGAACACCGCAAGCACGCCGGCGTACCGAAAAAGCGCATCGACTTATTCCGCCACTATCTCATCGGCGGCGACCCCGACCGTAACAATAGGCGCGATAACTCCGGGCGGAACCATCTCAGCGCCGACGTTGACGATGAACTCGTACACCCCAGCGGGTTCGGTAACTGGCGCAGTAGGGACGCCGACATTCACGGGAACTCCAGCAGCGCTAACGACGAATCTATTTACTCCGGCGGCTCTGGCGACACCTGCGCTGACATCGCTAGCCGGATCGACCAGTTCATACACTCCGTCAGGGTCGATAAGCACCCCGCCTTTTGTGGGGAGCTTCAGCGGGACGCCCGCCACGTTGACCGGGACAGTCTCCGCCCCGACATTCACCGGCAATTCCGTCACTCCAACAGGTACGATCAGTTTGGCGGCTGGAGATCCGGTAGCGAACTATCAGGCGATAACCTACTTTAGAATGTGAGAACATGCACACATGAGCTTTCTGACAGCGCTGTTCGGCGGAGGTGGAGGCAGCGTTCCTCCCGGAACAACCACTGCTCAAACGAACGCTGCGACGGGCAACCTCGGATCGACCGGAACGAGTGCCGCCAACTTCATGAACAGTTACGGGCAAACCGGATCGCAGGGCCTGAACTCCGGCCTGAATAATCTCGCTCCGGTAGCCAACTGGTTTCAGACGATCATGAACGGCAATAAGCAAGCCACCCTGAACCAGATGCAACCGCAGATCGCTCAGACTGAGGGCGGATTGAACACCGCACTTCAAACCGGATCAACCCTGGCACCGCGCGGAGGGGGGCGAAGTTCGACCCTGTTCGATCTCCCGTTTGAGGCGCAAAAAGATATCGCATCTCAGTACGCCGCTGCCCGCGCGGGCGCTCCGGCCGGTCTTCAGTCAGCCGCGACAGCACAAGGAGCGCTCGGCGCATCGGCGGCGGGAGCGGGCGCGCAGTTCGGTTCGGTCGGGAACCAGGCGAACAACAACCTGCTCAATTACGGGTTGAACCAGCAGCAGCAGAGTTACACGCAGGCACAGCAGAACGGCGGACTGTTCGGAAAGTTACTCGGGCCGATTCTCAGCGCAGCAATTCCCGGTATCGGCGGTCTGATTTCTTCCGGTATCTCATCGCTTGGTAAGAGCCTATCGAATAGTTCATCGAATAGTTCATCCGGCGGTTTCGATGGAGTGGGCGGGTCCTAAAGGAGCGATATGGGCGGATTTTTTTCAGGATTAGCAGGAGCGCTGGGGGATCATTTCCACCAGCAGCAGTTGATCGGCATTCAAAATCAGATCGAAGCAAAACGAAATCTTCTCGACAACTACCAGTCGCTTCTCAAGGACCCGCTGATGCAGGATGTTCACGACCAGATCGCGAACACCATGCTTCAGGCAGCGGCGACTGACCCGGCGAAACTGCACAAACAAATTCAGAAGCCGGGTGGACCTTTCGATCCGTCTCAGTGGGCCATGCTCGCACAACAGCGCCGCAGTGGACAAGCGCCTATCCCGGCCAGTATTGGGCAGCAAGGCCAAATTCCCGCGCCGCCTCCCGGCCAGTCGCAGGCTGGACCCGCTCCCAACGGGGCAGTCATGCCCTCATGGAACGCAGCGCAGGCCGCCCCCGGCATTCCGCCTCCTCCGACCGGAATAGCCGGGGGATTAAATGCCTCTCAGTTCCCGTCGCTTAATCCTACCCAAAACCCCTCCTCGGCCCCCGCCAATAATGCGCAGGGCGGTGGCCAGAGTGCGCTCAGTGTTCCGCCGCCTCCCGGCGTTCAGCAATCTCCGCAACAGGCCGCTCCCGCCGAACAGGCCGGGAATATGCAGGCCCAGGCGCTTCAGGCGCTTCCTCCAACTCAGGGATCTCCCGCGCCGAACGGAGTCGAACTCGCCAGCCCGCAACAGGCTGCGGCTATCGCTCCGCCGCCGGCATGGGACCAGACTCACGGCTCTCTCGGGGGGCTGACTCACGATGCCGCAATCAACCGCGCCATTCAGGACGCGCAGACGGAACAGCGGGCGACAAACGAAACCGCCTTGCAGTTTGCGCAGCGTAAACTCGCCGCTATCGAGCCATATCTGAAAACTGTAGATCCGCAGTTCGCCAATATCATTCGCATGGAAACGGTTCAGGGCGGCAACGGAGCTACCGGCATGACGGCGATGATAAATACCGTCTTCGGAACTCCGCAAAAAGAGCAGATCGACGCCACAGATATGGCACCCGACCAGAAGGCGTTATATGGACTGCCACCCTCCGCAACCGGCAAGTGGACCGCGCTGCGCTCGCGAACCGGGCAGATTCTTCCCGGCGCTTACCAGGGATGGGCTGGAACTACGACAACCACGAATACCGCCGGAGAGCAGGGTAAGGAAAGCACGAATACCGCGCTCGCCAATGGCGGCAAACTCACCGCTCCAGGCGGTGGCCCCAGTACTGTTCTCGCTCCGCAAGCGACCACATGGGTTATTGACCCTCAAAACCCGCATTACGAAATCGGGGTCCGCAAAGACCGCGCCGGAAATACGATTGCCGCTACCGCGCCGGATGGATCTCCGTTACGACGCCTGAAAACCGGAACGCTGGAACACACATCAAGCGGCGTCCAGACCCCGGAAGGTTATTCCAGTTCTACACACGGGGTTGTTATTCCACCGCCTCCCACAACAGCAAAACCACAGGGGGAAACGACCCCTCCAAAACCATCCGGTAACATTGCCACGCCGGCTGTTTCTCCGAAGCCTTCAGGTGGAAGTGCTGGATTATCTGGAAACCAAAGTGCAATTCAGCGATGGGCGCAGGACCGCGCTGCGGGACTGAATCCTAAAGTTCCCCCGAAGTATGAAACCGCCGTGACAAAGTACATGGTGGACAATAATATCTCGTCCCCTAATCCTCTCAGCGCAAAAGGGCAATCCGATCTCGGTGTGCTGGACCCGGTGCTTACTCAGGTTCAGGACATCATGAAGACAATGCACGATAGGGGGCTGGACGCCAACGGGAACCCGCTCCACTTCACTGAAAATTACCAAAAGTACAAAAATCTTGGACTTGCAACACCAGATGACGGACTGTTTACGGGACTTAGTTTCGAGGCGCTTCGCTCGGCCGCCGCGGCCCTTAAAGGAACCAATTCGCGTGCCTTACCGATCCTCAACCGGGCACTTCAGCACACGCCGAATCTGGACCGGGCTGGTGGCTTACTCCCTGACAGCCCAGCGGTAATGTACGACAAACTCCGCGAGGCGGAAAAGATTCTTCGACAGGGAAAGAACTCAATTCTGAGCGACGAGAAAAAGAGTGGGATGCTCACAGGGGCACCGGGCGGAGGACCAGCCAGCCCTCCGCAATCCGACTCGAATGCCCTTCCCGGCGGAATCACAATCGATGATATCAACGCTGAGATCGCACGCCGAAAGGCTGGCAAGTAGGCTGAATGGCCGATCTTAGCAAACTGAGCGACGAACAACTTCAGGTTTATCGCGATTTGCTCATGCAAAGACAGCATGGCTCCGCGCCACTTTCCCCCACCGTCGCGGTAGGGCCTCCACGCCCCGGACAACAGCGAGAGTTTACCGGGTCGATCTTCGATAATCCAGACTACGCTTACTCAGCGGTTGGCGGACAGACTCCGCTCGTTAATCCGAAGACCGGAGATGCGATTGCTTCCCCTCAGTCACAGGCTTTAGTCGCCAGTATTCCCGCTACCGGATTCGAGGCAGGGGCCGCCATTTCAGCAGGTAAACTTACCCCGTTTCTTCTCAAGGCAGCGGGTGGTATTGCAGCCGGTTCGATCACCGATCACGAGGTAACGAAGTACAGCGGAAGCCCGTTTCTGGGAGGAGTCGCAGGGCTACTGGCCGGGGGAATCACGGCATTCGGGGAGAATAAGATTGGGCAAATTCTCCGCGAGATGCCCGAAGGAAAGATCAAGAACTTCTGGGACTTTGCCCAATACGTTGCGAAGCGCAGCGATCCGGCATCAAGGGCGCTTACCGAGCAAATCAAAGCGGACCCCTCTAAACTCTTCGAGGAACGTATGGGGCGTCCTCCGCAATCTCAGGAGGAATTGTTTCAGGCGAAGAAAATGGCGCAGCAGATCACCGCGCCTGTTCCAGTACAGAAACCATCTGGCGTAACCGGCGTTAAGCCGCGCACCGGATCATTCACTCCTCCCGCTGATATTCCGCCTCCGCCGGCCGCTACCGCCCCATCCGAACCGGGGCCAGGGTTCAGTGGCACCGCATCATCAGTTCGTGGAAAAACGAGCACATTCCCTAGTGGCGCGGGTAGCGCTTCGGGCCGCCCGTCGCCATATTCTCCACCGCCTTCCACGGGTGACGTTCCGTGGGTTAACGCTCCCGACATGATCCCTGCCGATGCGCAGGTTCCAAACTTCGACAAGTTCACCGCGATTCCGAAGTCAGGACCTCTCGTGGAACCGTGGAACCGCAAGCCTCCCGCGCCGCCGTCAATGCTGGAGGTTCCTGGAACCTCTTCATTTGGGAAGGGGGCCAGAACTTCACCGGAACTAATTCCCGCACCCGCGCCGTCCCCGGCAGAAGCGCCACCCGCCACAGCGCCATACGAATTCATTCGCCGCACCGATGCCCGCGATAACCCTGAAGGAACCGGGGGCGGCGTCGGCCCAGGCTTCGGAGTGTACCGCGTTCCGCTCGAAAAGATCGACGCTGGCGCCGATGCAACGGCAGATCCGGCGAAAGCAGGCGACATTTCCAGGTACGCGGACATGTTCCGCTCCGGCAGCGAACCACCCGCTGCGTTTGGGCATTTTGACCCGGAAACGGGCCGTGTCAGTCTGACGAGTGGAGATCGCCGGGTAGCCGCCGCCCAACAGGCCGGAGCAACGCATCTTCCCGTGGCCATTGCTTCGGATACTCCGCCTATCGAAACGGATGCAACACAGCCGCCTCTCGCCGGCCCCGCACGCAACACAAGTCAGAAGGGGCATCTCACCAGCACCGAAAACAAGGTGAAGAATCTCGCGGAGTACTTCCAGTCGAAAGGGATACAGCTTCCCGAACTGGATCGGCTGATTCAAGGCCAAGGCCCTGATCTTCGCCAGCACCTGAATGATGCGAAATCGTTCGGTCAACAAGTCGGGAACCCTGTTCCGAAAACCGGATACAAGGGACTCGATTATGAACCGGACTTCGAGGACAGCACGCACCAGCAACTGATTCGTGCTATCAGGTCGAAGATCAATCAGGCTAAAATGCCCGATCTCGCTCAGACACCGGAGCCACCGCCACAATGAAACCAGTCGAAGACCGCGTATCAGGAAAGCACATCGTCACACTGATGACCTATCTTCCCGTGGAAGATATCAAAGAAGTCTGGAAGGGAATGAACAAGTCGGATCGTACCCGTTTATTCGGCCACGGTCATGCCGAAGAACTCGACAACTTCGTGAAGCACCTGGGTGCAAAGGATACCGACCACCTGAACGAAGACGCGGAAGGATTCGGCGGAAAACTGAAGGCTCTCCACGACGGTAACGGTATGGACGATCACCGCGCCGCCCGCGTTCTCCACACGGCTTCGGGCGTCAGGATGGCTCATCGGGTATCGCAGGGTCCGAAGAAGATTGGCCGTCAGGCGCACGACGAATCGATGCGGATTCTTAATGCCCGGTATCGGGAGAAGGATTAACGGCACTTACACGGCTTGCAGTTGCATCCACCGCTGAGATGGCAAGCGCAGAATGGCGTTACGGTTCGGCTCGATTTAATTGCCATGACAATTGAGAAACTGAGCATCATGCAGATGAGAAGAGTCAGAATGCTCAGGGTGGAACCTGGCAAGGGTTCGAGAATTAAGGAATCGTCTTTCATACAAACAGGTTCTCATAATCCTTGCTTCCCGGCTCGCATCCGTAGATCGACCGGAAGAGTTTGCGGTTTCTTTCAGCCGCCCGCTGGATCATACGCATTTCCGCTGGATCGGCTCGTTTGACCGTTTGCGATCCGTGGTGCAGGAAGGGGAGATCGATACCGATCAGTTCGACGCCCGCTCGGTGCGCCCGAACGTGATAGTCGTTGTCCTCAAAGAATGCGACCTCGAATCTCTCATCGAATCTCCCCACCCGCTTCCAGTAGTCGCGCTTAATCAGAAAGCAGGAGAAGTCTGGATGGGGGCGTCTCGTTGTCGGCGGATTCGGGTAGTTCATCTCCTCCCGCGTCCGAACGCTGATGGCCGTCACGAACGGAGCCGGATCGGCAGACAGCCAGCGAACGGTGTCGGTCCTGATCTCGGTGTCGTTATTGAGCATGAGAACCGAATCGTAATCCTCCCGCCCGAACGCCCACCCCAGAACGAAGTTCCAGCATTCAGCCACGGACATCCGATCTTTGACGGCGATGACGGCTGTTCCTGTCGTTCCCAGCCATTGCGGAGTATTATCGCTCGATGCGTTGTCGAGCACTAACACGTCACAGGGAACATCCTGCTTCAGTGCGCTGGCTACGCAGGCTTTGGTCAGTGCCAGATTGTTGTGGGCCAAAATACAAATCAGAGTTTTCATTTCACCGCCTCGACAGCCAAGACCCACCAATCCTGAGCCAGATCTGCTCCCGCCACTTTCTGCCAGTCGAATCGCTTCACTTCCCGCCAGTGCGCCGCCTTGCGAAGTTTCGCCGCCAGCGTCTCGAACTTATAACTCCATGCGTGGCGATCGGCAATATCTCCCATGTACGCCCCGTAGAGATTCACGCAGAAAATATAGTCGTCAATCTTACCGTCTCGCCACGCTTCGCAAAGCGCCCGCAAATCCGGCACGAAGATCAGCAGCGACCCTCCCGGCGCAAGAACCCGATGCCATTCGCGAATCAGGTCATCAGCCTTCCCAATCTCGAAATGCTCCAATACGTGATGCCCGACGATCAGTTCCGCGCTGTTATCGTCATATGGGAGCGCGGACATATCGCTGAGAAGGTCAGGATTCCACCGCTCCTGAGTGTCGATGTTAATCCACGGTTTATCGAACGGTCTTTGCCCCGACCCGCAGTTCAGCCTAAGCAAACTGTGACCTCCGCCATACGCCGAGCGTGTCCGCAATTACCATCGGTTCCCAGAGATTCTTCTGCCACCTGTTCGCGAGATAGATGTTGATCTGCTCCCAGACATCCGGCAGCGAGTCGCGCCCATAGTCGTGAACGCAGACGATCCCGCCGCGGTTCATGCGGCCCATCATTATCGTGTCGGTCTTCACTCCTTGCGCCGTGTGGTCACCGTCTATCAGAAGGAAATCGATTCCGTATTTTCCGATATGCTCCGTCTGATCCGTTCGCATCATGTGCAGGCGAAACGGGACTCCGACCGAGTGTGCCATCACCATCCACTGACGGCAGTAATCCGGCTGCTCGGTCCACGGGTCGATGAAATCGGGAACAAACCCGCGATTCTTCGCCGCCTGAAGGATCAAACTGCTGGTGCGCCCAAGTTGGCAACCGATCTCGACAACGGTAGCCGACGCGGGCAACGTGTTCAGAAGATCCCAGAACGTGCGGCACTCCAAATCGGAGAAAGCCGCGTTGGATGACACGTTGCGGGTCAGTTCAAAGGCTTCGTCAAAAGTAATCATTCGGCCAGTATTCCTTTCGGTATCATCGCTTCGCGTTCCTTGCGTCCTGCGCAGTCGTGGCCGTCCAGATGGGTCAGTCCGGTGTGGTAGACGACGTGCGGATGGATTACTCCGATACGCCATAATCTACCGATCAAGTCTTGACAGAATGGGTACTCTTCGCTTTGGCAAACGCCGGGAGCGGTGGTACGTGGAAACGGCCCGCACATATCCCACGTTCCCCAGCGCATCAGCCAGGAAGGGCCGTCCAAAATCAAGTGCTCAGTCATAACTGGAGATTCTTCTTCAATTCGTGGTTTATGAAAAGGATGGACCTGACCTCCCCACAATCGATACTGACCATTTTCTGTATGGGTGGACATCTCGGTCAACTTCTCCAGCCATCCCGGCGTGAACGCCACATCAGAATCCGAAATGTAAAGCCAGTCGCCGCGACCGAACCGCTGCTCCGACCAAGCCACTCCGAGATTCTTCAGTTGCGAGATGGTATGGCCGGAGTTACTGACCCGTAGAAGGGTAGTAGGCGCTTCAATTGGCGAATCCCCACGCATCACCAGACTTTGAGTTCTAAAATCTCCTTCGTCCATTACAATGGTCAGGCTGTAAGTAGCCGGATCGGTACAGGATGCCAGCGTTTCCAGCGCCTGCCGGGTAAGCCTATAGCGCCCCGGACCCACTAGCATGATGATGTTCGTCATTTACGCCTCTCCGTAGGAAGAGAGAAGATAACAAGCGCTGCTGTTTGAAAGTATGATCTCTCAAATGCAACTTCCCAGCGCCTCTCAGAAATCGCCTGATAGATAAAGTTGGACACGCAAAGTCCCAAAGACCAAAAAATTGCCCGCTTCATTCGCGCACCTTGATCGGCAGCACGTCCCTGTAATTTTCGTATAGCCAGACATGGGGGCGCTGGTGATCGGAAATCACGTTCTCTCCCTGAAGCCACTTCGCTTCGGTATAGACCCTGTTCGTTGAAGTTCCTCCGCCGTGATGCGTGCAACTCACCGGGACCGCATAGGTTGTCTTGCCGTGACGCTCCGCCTCGCAAGCAAGCCAGAGATCAAGACAGTGATGAGACAACTTGCCAACAGGCCAGCCGCCGATATCAGTAAGAAAGTCTGTGCGAACCGCCATGAAGAAGGCGTCAACAACAGCAACACGTCGCACGTCACTGAGCAGATCCCCGTGAACCGCCCAATCCGTCTGATTACTTGCATACCCTCCGCGTGCCATATCCGTGATCCGGTACGGCCTCTTGTAAAGTCCCTCGCGTCCCAGTTCAGTAGCGCCGCCGAGTCCGACAACCGCGCAATCGGGATGCTCCTCAAAGACGGAAATAACTCGGTCAAGCCATTCGGCATCGTGGATCGTAACGTCATCGTGGATGTAGACCAAAATATCTGGATTAATGAAGAGATTATCTTCATACCATCCAGAATCTCGATGCGCATCTCGGTAGCATTCGCAGGGGGTTCGGGAATTGTCAGAGTTGTCAATTACCGTGATAGGGAAAGTATTGGGAATGACAAGTCCCGGTCCCTTACATTTTACGGTGTAGATGTCGCAGGTCATCGCTTTTCCGCCTCTAAGGCCCGCTGCATCCACATATCTTTTGCTTCAATAAGTAGTTTCGCTCGATCCTCCGCCCCCTTCTGGAGGACCTCCGCTACCAATGCGCGAGATTTAAGTTTTTCGATCTCAGATACAATTTCAATAAGAAGTTGCTCAGTGCAGGTCATCGCAACCCCTCCGCCAGCCATCTCTTCCAAACCGCCTTCAGGTTCCCGATATGCAGATGCTTCATGCTGTCGGCCAATTCCGCTCGCCACTCATCTCCCTCGACGCGGCCCAACTCCACCAGTTCCTCAATCTTCTGCGCCCACCGATACGGCGAATGCACGGCCCGCAGAATGTTGTGGTTGGTTTCGAGCTTGAACGCATTTACCGGAATCCGCCAATCTGAGTACGCATCGGGGATCAGTTCCGCCGCCGCCGCATAGTCTTGGGTCACCACAGGGCACCCGCAGCACAGGGATTCGGCCACAGGGTAGCCGAATCCCTCCCCGCCGCTCACGAGCATCGTCACGTCGCAAGCGTTGTAGAACGCGGCCATCATCGAATCCGTGTGTGTGCCGGTAATCGTGATCCGCAGGCACTCAGGTGGCAACCCGTAATCGACTGCGAGCGCGTGCAGGTTCCAATAAGATCCCGGCGTAAAAGCCGGCGAATCCGTGTGGACCCAAAACAGGAACTTGCTGCGATACTTTTTCGCCAGTAGTGCTGCGGTAGCGAATGCAGTCGGCCAGTCCTTGCGGGCCTGGTTGGTCATCACGCAACCGAGCACGATGCGATCCGCGCATTCAAATAAATCCTTGTTGTCGCTCCTGAAGCCGACAAACTTACCGGCGAACTTTTCCCCGTCAATCGGATGCGGAATCCACTCGCACTCGATCCCCGACCTCCGCGCCACCTGCACGCCCCAATCGGAAGCCACCAGGGCACGATCATACTGCGACATCACAGCGCGGGATTCAAACGGAAGCGTCAGGCCATCCGGCCCAGTTCCGTCTACCATGAAGTATCCCCACTTCTTAAACGTGCGGTTTCCGAGGAAGGCGTCAAGCTCCTGATTGCCAGTCGCTGCGAGTCCAGTGAACCACAGCAGCCGGGAGGCATCCCAAACGGTCATAATCGAGCCCAATCCGCTTCCCCGCGTGAAGTCGCGCCAAACCTTCATGATTTGGTTCTCGCCCCACTGGTCGGCTTCGGAAAACGAATACTGCGGGAACGGAAGCCGCACTGAGCCGACAGCGCCGCGGCCGAAGCTGCCGACCTTGAATTCCGGCATCGTGTTGGCGATCAGGGACAGGTCACGGGCGATGCGACCGAGGCCGCTGTGTCCGTCAACGGCGTCTCCGTAGACGAGAAGGTTATGCAATCGGGAACTCCTTGTCGGGATCGAAGTCGGACTCATTTAATCCTTCAGGCCCGACAACTCGCATGTTCTTCTTGATATGCAAAAACAGAAGTTCGCTCTGAAGTCGGTTCAGTTCCTTCACGAGTTCCGGTTTGACGTGAAAACAGAAATGTTCGATCATGGGCGAAAGCCTCGCCACTGAAAGCTGAACGCGCTCTCTGTACTTGCGGTCGAACCGCATTCTTAATCTGTGCCACCGCAGTCTCATGCAATCGGCGCTCCCTTTGCTCTCAACATAGATTTGATTTTGCTCATAGTTACGCTCGTGGCCAGTTTCGCCCGTTTGTTCTTCGACTTCCCGCGCTTCCCATACAGCACCAGGCGCACGTATTCGGCGCTTACCGTGCATTTCATTGATATCTCTTTGCATACGCCGGGATGCTCCAATACCCACTGGCGCAGACGGAGATCCGCGTCTGACCACTTAGCCACGCTTCAGGCTCTCCATGAGCGCCTTGGCCATCTGCGGATTAATGGGAATCCACCGCGTATCGAATTTCTTTGCCTCTTCGCGAGTGCAGGACGGCTGATGATTACCAGAACGCTGTCCCGGTTTCTTTACCGAAGCCTGAAGTTTGAATTTGGCCACGGATTCAGCATACCCGATCTACGGTTGCGAATCAACACTACTGACGATATTTTGTTTGCCCGCTTCGCATAATCGCCTCAAAGCGGTCATTCCATGCGTCGTGAATCTCGGCTGCGGTCATATCGGTATGCGCCCATTCAACAGCGCCCTCGCCAGTCGTATCGGCAATTACGGGTTCATCGGTGCTCTCGAAGTCCACGTCCCATCCCTGCTCTGCCCACATCGCAAGACAGTGCGCCCGCACGCGGTCATCGTGGCGACGCGAGGATACCGAAGCAGCCCAGTGCTTGCCGGGAAGGATAACGACATCGCAGTATTCCTCCTGAAGCGCTGGCGACCGCACCAACTGCGAATGCGCCGCGTGTTTAATTAAGTGCCGACTGCACTTTGCCCAAAGCTGCTGATTCGTCCGATCCGTAGCTTGCCAACCCACCGCCTGAGTCGGCTTCACGTTCAGATCGGCAAAATACTGCCATCGCCACAGGTTCCCGTACCCGAGGTCCATGATCTGCCGTGTAAAACTCGGGCCGGGTCCAGGAAACCCTTCGTGGATAATCAGGCTCTGGTGGTCTGTATCTTCGTCGCCCTGACCATACACGCGACCGATGATATTCGCGACATACGCAAGTTCAAACGGATCGATTGGCGCGGCAAATTCCGCAACCTGAGCGGCCGGCTTTGCGCCTTTTCCGCGACGAAGCACCACGATAGCGCCGTTATCGGTTGTCAAGTCCTCTTCCGTGCGGCTCCAGCGATTCCATCCCGTGCGCCCAAAAGTGGGATCAACTCCGAGGATGTAGCGCTCTCGGTTATCCGGCGCTTCCCACATCCAGAGAATCCCGCGCGGATCTCTTCGGGCCTCTTCGAGATTGCAATCTTCCGACTTCCTGATTGAGCCGCGCTGGCCGATGGCAATGGTGGGCGGGAAAGCGGTCACCACCGGCTGTCATCCCCGTACTTCAGCGGGACCACAAACGAAGTCCCAAGCGGGATCGTAAACGTAGTGATGTCGTTTGGATTTCTAAGGTCGATGATTCGATAGCCGCCAACCTCCTTGACGCAGATCATCCCAGCGACCATATAAGGCGAATCGACAATCTCAATACCGTTGCGTAGAGTCATATCTTCACCTGTTCCTTGTACGTCAAATCGTAAGGCATTCCCCACATCGAGGCGCTATGCCGCATCCCTTCGAGCACTTCATACGGGAGCGCTCCGGCCAGCGAATTTTGAAAGCTCTCCTCTGGGGTGGCACAATAATTAGTCAAAAATTGATTCAGCTTATTCATCCCCTGATACATGGCGTGCTCCGACTCCCACCAGTACATCTGTGGACGTGTCAGCCGGTAAGTCAGTCCCGCGTTGAACTCCGGGGAAGTGTTTTCAACCATCTCGGCGTGCTTCTGCGTAATGGCATCCGGGGTCCATGTCGTTGGCGCAGGACGGCGGTACTTCGTCGGCTCCAGGTACCACGGGATAAAGCAGTACACCCAATGTTCATAGCCCCTTCTCTTGTTGCGGATGTTTTCAGTCAGGATCATCCAGTCTTCGCCGGGGCCGACGCGCCCGTTAGCCGTGGACTCCCATCCGCCAAGCACATACGGCGACTTCGGGACACCGGGCATCAACTCGAACATGAGTCTGAGCAGGTTATCCCAAAGCCCGCATTCGGTGATCTGGTGAACATCCCACTGAGCGCCCGTTCCGATTCCAGAACGCTGTTCGGAATCGGTATAGATCATCTTCGACCCAAGCCCGTCGAACTGAACCTGTTCGCCTTTCACGTCATACAGGATCTTTGGTTTCATCCAGAACGGGAGGTTATTCAGGATGATCTGATCGCGGTTGTAAATTTCCAGTTTCGAGGAATCGTTCGGCATCGCCAGCGTTGCCCCGAGAGCGCGAGTATTTTTGTAGAAGACCATTCGGTGCATTTTTAACTGGCACCAGAAGGCCGTCATTCCCTGCTGGCGGGCCTTGTGCAGTGCGGCGAGAATCCCGTCGCAGAACTTGTCTTCCTCGTACTGCTTCCACATCTCGATCTCGCGAGCGGCCAGCAGTTTCAACGCCCGCTCTTGAGTAGCCCAGAGTTTCGGCGGGGCCATCCCGCCGCCTACGTTTGCGTCTAATTGGATCGTCGCAAAACGTTCCGCGAAATATCTGAAGTCGTACCGACACAGCGCCATCTCAGACTGAACGAACTCCGCTTCCTGCTCTGTCAGGTCACGGGTAAACTTTCCTTCTTTGGCATCCCATGCTGATTCCAGGTCCCTCGTGCGCTGGATTGAAACGGCAGAAGACAGCCGCGTGATCTTGAAAGGTGCTTTCGCCGCGATGCGAGCGATGTTACGCTCGATGATCGACTGATCGTACAAATCAGAGTTTCCCGAATAGTCCGCCGAGAATGTTCCCGAGTCCAGTGCAGTAGTAAAGAGAAGAAGGAGTCGGGTTCCCTAGGTCGCCGAGGTAATTTTCAAATGCCTGCTGTTGAGCCTGTTTTTTAGCGAAATCCTGAAGCCCCATCATCATCGTGTTGTAACTAGCACTCTGCGGATCGAACATGAGAGGAAGAGGCGTAACGATGGGATATTTAGATGGCTCCTCTGCCTCGTGCTTCGATGAATACTTACTGCCGTTGAATCGCATGGTTTACCCCTGGAGACGCAGGCACCTTTCGTAAGTTGCCTTGTCGCACATGATAGTCGCTCCGCTTTTCATGATGGAGCGTAGCTGATTGTCTGACCATCCTGCGTGAACGTTAATAGTATCTGGACCGGGGTCCTGACCTTGCATCAGAAGTTCCCGCATCCGGTCCCAGTCTTCGATTGTCATCGCACCGTTTGCCATTTACCTTCCTCCAAATATCGAACCGAAGTCTACCTGAAAATCATCCTCTTCGATAACCGACTTGCCAGTTTCCCGGTTGATCGGCGGCTCCTTAACGGCCCAACTGACCTCCGTGTAATCGTCCTTGCCGGGTTTCGCGGCCACCTTTTCATCCGTCAGCATCTCGTGGTGCTCAAGGCGCAGGCGCATTACCTGAATCCGCGTCAACGTGTGCAGGTCCGTGGCAATGCGGTCAAGGCTGTGGCTGATGGGCCGAAGGCCACGCAAGAGGACTTTCAGGATGCGAAGGAGGTTCATTTGTTCATCAACTCCATCACGGCCTTTTTGGTTCGCATGGGATGTATGGGGTGTACCAGTAGTAAGCAGTACGAGAAACAGGGGAGCGTAGCACCATTGTGAACGCATTCATGACTATGGGATGCTCAAAGGCAAACTTGTCTGAGATTAGGGTTGCTCTCATTTGTTCATCAACTCCATAACGGCCTCATCGATCATCCCGCACAGATTGCTGCGCGGTGTAGACTTCCCTGCGCGTGAAGTTGTTCGGATGTATTCCCGAAGCCATCAGCATTTTAAATCTCTGCTCCTCGCACCAATTGAAAAATTCATCCGGCATCGGAGGCGGTTCGATGAATTCGATCTTCGGCTCGCTCATTTCATCCCCCGCTCACGTCCCGCCGCGCTCCACTTGCCCATCTTTTTCGCGCCGTACTTCGCGCGCCCCGCGGCTGCCGCGATTCCCTTCGCCGCTTCAGGTGACTTGCCTTTGGATTCAAGGCCGCTGACCATCTTCGCAAAGCGGCCACCACCACCGGGCCTCGTGGATTTCCCGTCAAATGTCTTCGCCATCTTCGATTACCTTTCTGTGCAGCACGACCAATTCAATTTGCTTCGGAGACGCCATAAAAATATCCCCACGCTGGTAAGTTCCGGCCGGAATCGTCGCGAATTTAAGATCGTCACGATACCACCACGGAAGGCAAGATGTAATTTCAGGATCAATCGGTGTCGCCATCGCCTTCAACCTCCTCAGTTTCAGCTTCAATTATAGAGGAATCTTCCGGCGCTTCAAGTTGCTCCATTCCCCTAACCAACGATTCCACGCTAAACACGCCATGCCCATAGTGAACTGACCGCGCATCAACGACAGGCCCTTTCTTCCCGGCGATCCCGGCGACTTCCAGAACGAGTTTGCGGGCCTCTCCATCGCCTGATTGGGTGATCTCTTTCGCGCCCTTACATTCGGGACAGATACGGAATCCGTCATCGGCTGAAATCTCCCCAAGTCCATCGCAGCGCGGGCAGTAAACCTTTCGGTTCTGCGCGTCGTCGGCGGCGTGAGCGATGATCTGGGGAGATCGGTCCATCGCGATTCGGACGGCTGACGCGGTACGGTAGCGCCCGTAGGTTTCCATCAAATCCTGAAGCGTAATCCCGCAGTCCCGCAGTCCACCTGCAACAGAGCGGATCTTCTTGTTCGGGTTAGCCTCGCGGTACTTCGCGTCGGCGTTCAGCGTGGCAAACGCCCGCTTGTACTTCGTCCCCTGCGTTGTCGCCAGCGCCTGAATGAGTTCGTCAAATGGAATGCCTTCAAGGAAGTGGTTAAAGGGGCGGTCCATGTGTACGGGCGGCACATTCTTCGGGGCATTCTTGTCCATGTTGTTCGCAAGCGGAACCCTCGCCATGTAGTTTTTCATCGTCCGCATAATCGGTTCCATCGGCTCGATGTGCTCTCCGGTGTCCTTCAGGTGCAGTTTCTTTAGACGCTCGACTTCTGCGGTGTCGCCCCGGTCATGCGCCGCGTCCAGGTCCTTGCGGTTACGAACGCGGAACTTCGTGATAGTCAGCCCATCGTAGGGCACGCGGCGCTTAGGCACACGCCTTTACCTTGATGTGATCTCCCGCCGTCTTGCCCATCTTCAGGTTCTGCACCTGGTTCAGATACCGTTCGGTGGTGACGATGCTCGAATGCCCGAGGGCCTGTTTGATCATCTGAATTTCTGCACCACCGGACTGTGCCATGCCAGCGAACGATCGTCGCAAATCATGGCACCGCAACTTCTGAAGCTCAGCGCCGGCGCGGTCACAAATCTTCTGAATAATAGTCACGAGTCCGAACGGGGTAAGGTGCTTATTCGCGCCGATCTGGCCGATTCGAGCGTTCGACGGAAAAACAGGCGCGTTCGGGTCCGCTTCGTCGCCGCGATACGCTTCGATCATCTGTGCGGCCCATTCAGGAACGCCGAGACTTCGGATGCGGCCACCTTTACCGATGATGTCGGCAAGCACCATGCGCCCCGACGCCTCCCGATACTGGCCCCATTTCAGGGCGCATACTTCCGACCGGCGCAAACCGCAGCCGCACATGATGGCGATTATTGCCCGCTCCCGGTTGTCGATACAGGATTCCAGAAGTCTCTCAACTCCGGTTTCGTCCGTCCACTGGCCGAGCCGCTGCCCAAGAACCTTTTCGGATTTTACGTCGTCAATCGCGTGGTAGCAGTCGCCGACCATCAGGCCGCGAATCCACGCCTCTCGCGCAAGTAACTTTAGCGCTGCAAGTGCAACATTGATCGTTACCGCGCCGGTCCCATACTGCTTTCGTTTTGCCAGCCATGCGCTGATCCCCTCGCGGGTGACAGGAATCTTCATTCGCAGGTATTCGGAGATGTAGGTGGAATACGCCCGCTGAGTGTTCGGCGCAAGCCGAGCGACACAAGCCGTTGCAAGTTCTTGAATCGAAACGTCAATCGGTACTAATTCGGTGCTCACAAGAAAATCTTACCACAAATTACCCTGTTGTGATAAGATATTTTTTGTGGCATACGAAAAGCGCAACGACGGCTTCCTATACGCGCTCCTGAACTACGAAGATTTTGATGACGCTCCTCGTCATCCTCGTGTCATCCAGCTTATTCGAGAAGGCCACCACATTCGGCGCTCGATTGAGGAAGCCGACAAGCGGCTGAAGGAAATCAAGGCGGAACTGAGTCAGATTCAACTCTCAAACCATCTCCCCGGTTTTCGGTACGGTAAACTCTGTTTCATCGCCACCGAGAAGCCGGGAAAGCTCGCCGTCAACAAAGACAAACTCATGGAGCACGGCGTTAAGGGTGAAGTAATCGCGGCCAGTATGGAGCGCGGGAAACCGTATGTGCAGTGCGAATTTGAAGTGATAGGAGAAGCGAAATGAAGCCATCAATAGCGGGCGGGATTGCCGAAGCGTTGAAGTCCGTCGATAAGCACGTTGCAGAGGTCGCTCAACCGAAACCAGCCTCCGAACCGGCCACCGACGAACTTCTGATCGAGATCACCGGGCCGACCGGACAGGCATCTGTAACCTTGCGCCCATTCGAGGTTTCCCGCCTCCGTGGTCGCTACGGGAGAGGTCCGAAGTTTGAGGAATGGGTTATCGCCAGAATGCGCGACATGATGATTTCGTTTGGGGGCGGATAGGTGCCTCGGCGCGAAACTCATCACTTCTGGGTATGCAATCGAGGCACGCGCAACACCGCTGAAGTGCGCCGGTGTGGTTGTTGCGATCAACTCCACCACGAGCGATACGCCGTGGTGCGATCATCAGAACGTACCGTGATCGATGTAGGGCGCGACGGCTCCATCTCGGTTCCGGGACGCAACGACCATCCGCTACATCCGAAGCAGATTGCAGCGGGTATCCAGCGAGTAGAAGTCGAATCGGCAATTGCCGGTCGCCACTCCCTGAAGCATCTCGAATCGCTCGGCCTCGTTCATGAAGCGACGAACTGGAATTCAGAAGGTGCGAACATGCCGCTGATCCACGAGGACATCCTTGATGTCAAACCGAAGCACTGGGAGCAAATCTTAAACGAACCCGACGCCTTTTGAAACAAGGTATCCTTGTTAACAAATGGCCGAACTCGAACAGCCTGAACTGATCTCGTCTCCGTTTAACCGAAATCCCTACGGAGATACGAAGATCCCCATTGACTCCCTTCCCGGCTCGAACGCCTACCGGACGCTCGGATGGTGTAACGAAATCGAGCAGGAATCGGGCACGTTCATCGGCTCCCAGAAGGGCTACGACCGCATTGAGCCGGCCATCGAATCCATTATCGGCGTGATGTCGCCGATCATCCAGACCAGATCGCCGCTCAGTCAGACTAAGACAAACCGAGTCGCGGACGTTGCTGAACAACTCGCCGCGATCCTGACCGACACGAAGCCGTTTTGGGATTACGAGACGGCAAACAAAAGATGGGAGCAGCATGCCGCAATCTACGGAAAACTCAGTACCTGGTGGTATACCCAACGAAACATCGACCAGCGAATGGCCGCTATCATCAAGTACGCCTTGGTTGCAGGTACAGGTTATGGCCATCTTGTTTGGAACCCCGACATTGAAGACCTCGAACTCATTCCCGAGGACCCCCGTAATGTCCTTCCCGTCCGACCGCGCGATTATGACTCAATACAATCCTGCCTCGGTGTCATCGTCAAGCACTGGTATCCCGTCAACTACTTCAAAGACCGATTCGGACTCACCGTTACCGCAGAGTCCGACGCTGCCCCGGAGCAAGTAGCGAACGACTCCGGCTTTATCGGCGGCATCGCGTCGTGGCTCGGACAGGGCAACACGAACAAAGCGAAGCCGCCCCGCTTTCCTGTTTCCTGCCTGAAGATCCTCTATCTCGATGACCGCCGCTTAAACCCGACGCAATCCGATGTCGGCATGGGCGAATTTGAGAAGGGAACCCGCAACCCGCTCAATAACTGGAGCTACATCGTCAACCCGAATCAACCGCTCTACCCGAATAAGCGCATGATCGCATGGGTAGGGAAGCAGATGATTTATGACGGGCCTTCCCAGTACTGGCACGCCATGTTCCCGGTGCTGAAGTTCACCATCAGTCCGTGGCCGTGGAGTTATCTCGGCAAAGCGCCGATCTGGGATCTGCTGCCGCTTCAGGATTCGCTCAACTCCGTTCTCCGCGTCATTGACGATCACGTTGCGCAGGTCGCCAATCCCGGATCTATCCTCGACAAGAACAGCGTTTCGCGCGCAACGTTCGACCAGTTCGATACTCGGCGCCCCGGCTGGAAAGCGTTTCAGAACCCCTTGGCCGGGAAGGGCATCCAGATCGTCAACCCGCCGCCGATGGACGCAATGGTTCCGGCGCACCGCGACTGGATTCAGAAAGAGATGCGTGAGATATCCGGCGTAAACGATCTGAACCAGATGCTGCACCTGAACCAGATGCCGGAGAACTCTACGGTGGACGCGATCCTGAACGGCATGACACCGATCAATCGCTATCGATCCCGCGTGATCGAGTGCTTCATTCGCGAGTTTGCAACAATGCTGGCCTACGATTTCAGCCAGTACTATACCCTGAACATCCGAACTACAATCGCTGGCTCCGGGGCGGTAACGCAGGAAGACTTCGATTACGATCCAGAGTCGCTTATCCCGGCGTACACACATACGTCCGATCTCGATGCACACGGCTCGCCGCTGGCTGAAGCGTTGGCGCGGGGGCCGCTCCCGAGGTACGCTCGTGCTCAGGAATTCCTCCGCCGATTCACCTTCAAGATCGCTCCGGGAAGTTTCCTGAATGCCGCTCAAATCGAAGACAAGATGATGGCGTTCCAGTTATTCCGTGCGGGCGTGCTCGACGTGTTCACCCTTTGGGAGAAGATGGGTATTCCGAACATTGGTGTGCTGCCGGATAACGTGAAAACGATCCCCGAACGCCTTGCGTATCAGGCGCAAATCGGGATCGTTCCGACAGTCAGCGCCGCCGGAGCGAAGGCATCAGGACAGCAGGCTCCGCGTCAGGTAATTAAAGAGAGTTGACACCCGCAACTTGTTAAGTTGTATACTCTCTTCAGATGTCACTCAGCGAATCTTTGGCCGATACCGTCCGCGATAAGGGACGCAGTTCCGTTTCTATCGTGCCGTCGAAACCGGCTTCGATTGCCGCGACGAGTGGATCGCCGGCAATTTCAACGATGGTGCCTGGACTCAGTTCGGGCGGAACAGGACTCGGAATGGCAAAGAAATCGATGGGCAAGGGAATGGGCGCGAAAAACGGCGTCGGCTTCCCGAAAAAGGCTTCGATGGGCACTGGGAAGTCCGGTATCAAGGGGCCTACCGGAATGGGCAAGGATATTCGCGGGAGCATGAAGTAATCTCATGTCTCCGATGCCGCCGCCATCGCAAGGCGCTAACCAGATGCCCCCGATTGGGCCGGTGACGCCGATGCCGGGTGGGCAGGCTGGACCGGGAGGGTTTGATCCGTCGCAGCTTCCCGGTGTAATGCAGGCGATGCAGGATTTGCAGGGAGCCGCGCAAAAGCTGGCTTCGGGATTGCCGCCGCTGTCTCCGTTCATCGCTCAGTTTTTGAGCCAACTCGGGCAGGCGGTTCCGAACGTGATTATGGCCGCTGGCGGTGGCCCCGGCGCTCCTCCTCCCGGAAGTGCTCCCGGTTCTCCCGGTGGAGCGCCCGGTGCGGGTGGCGCTGGCGGTGGACCGCAAGGTATGGGCGTGGGTGCTCCGCCGATGCCGCCGGGGTAAAGTTGTGGCCTGAAGCCGGGACGCCGGGGCTGGGAAACCAGATAGGGCCGATCCAAGTTTCCTGGAAGATAGAGGCAATCCGAAAGGTGCGCAGGGACTGATTAAGGCTTTGATGGTGTGTCGGCACTCCCAGGTCCACCGACACGCAGGCATTCAATGTCCGGTTCCAGGGAAAATTTTATGAACGAGTAGGCTCCGAGGAGGGGCTGGCACTCAATGACGAACGACAAGGCAGTTGATCTCTTCAAAGCGATGGCGAAGGGGGCAGGGTTGACTGATGAACAGGTCAACGTGGCGCTTTCTCAGCCGCAGTGGAAGGAGATCGAGAATCGCGACAATCGCCATTCCGAATATAGCTCGGCACTGGACAAGGTGCGCAACCTTGAACCGCAAGCGGCTACGGCTAAGAGATGGCAAGATTGGTGGGAAGGGAAAGGGGAGTATGCGGGTCAAGGCGCTGGGTCCAAAACTTACAAGGCTTACATAGATCAGCAGACTGCCCTTGCCAGGTATCAGGAACGCTTCGGCGCTCTCGATGCCGATGCCACCAGGACTGAAGTTCGGGATGCCGCAGCGGCGACTGGTATGACCATGCAGCAGGTCCAGGCCATGCTGGACGAACAAGGGAAGCGATTCTCGGCTATGAGCACGGAGCAGATGGCGATTCTTGCCGACGCTCAGACTCGCGGCCTCAAGCTGACCGTCGAAGACGTAACGGCGATGAACAGAATCATGGCCGAAAAGGGCGTGACCTACGCGGGAGCCTACGAGCAGCATGTCGGCCCGCGAGTTCGCGAAATGGAACAGCAGAAACTGACGAAGGAAAAAGAAGACTACGCCGCCGAAAAGGTCCGGGACGCGCTCACTCGCGCCGGGGTCCATGCCGTGCAGGGTAATCAGGAAGTTCCTCCCAGTTTCTACGATCGGCCAAAGACCGGCGTGGCAGAGAAGTCAATGAGTGATCAGGAACTTCTGGCAATGTGGAACGATAGCGCCCCCGGCGCAAAGTCTCGCGCGGCGTAACACCATAACGGATTCATTCATCCGTTACGTCGCCAACCTGACCGTTTCGCACTCCAGACTTCTGGCGTTCGCTTTCATCTGATTTTTCCGTCAACCGGGCGCATGGCCTCCAGCGCGGGAGCGCCCTTACTATGCCTGACGGCTTAGATCAGATTAATGTATTCACTCGCCGTCTGATCTCCACAGAACCGGAGATTTACGACAACCTTTTCAACCACGACGGCCTGACGTACATGCTTCGGAATTCCTTCAAAAAGGAATTCGCCGGCGGTTCGTCCATCAACGAAAATTTCCTGTACGACGTGCTCCCTGGCGGCTTCTACCAGAAGGGCAAGAAGTTCAACGTCATCCAGAAGCAGACGGAACAGCAACTCCGGTTCGACATGAAATACGTCGAAGTCGCGGTAACGCTGTACGCCGAAGACATTCAGGTTCTCAACCGTGGACCGCTCGCGGTCACGAAACTCATCAAGGCGCGTGTGGCTGAAGGCATGATGGCCATCGGCGCGTTCCTGAGCATCATGAGTTACCTGAACGGGCAGGCGTCCTATGCGGCCAACGTCAACGGCTTCGACGAAGCGCTGAGCGATGGAACCACGGTAGGCCCATTCGGAAACACGTATGTTCTCTACGGCCAGAACACTCGCAACGGCGTTGTGGGATCTTCCCTGAACTCGATTCCGTACAATATCGGTAGCGGCTCAACTCCCGGAACCATCGAGTACGATGTCCTGAACTCGCAGTACTTCAACTGCTATCAGGGCACCGGAGAATGGGAGCCTAACACGCTGATGACCACGCCGAAAGGCTACGGCATCATCCAGAATCGCTTCCAGACGCAGCAGCGCTTCCAGAACGTCAAATTGGACGCAGGCTTCACTGGTATGCAATTCAACGGCTCCGTGGTCATGGCTTCGCGCTACGTCCCCGGCTCCGATATCGCAACCGCCGGAACCCGCGCCAACAAGGTCGCCGTTCAGGTGCTGACCGAAACTCTCGGCCAGGGACCAAATGCTGCACTTCAACCGTATCCGACGCTTCAGGTTCCGTCCTCGGAGTCTATCCTGATCCTCAATGCCCGCAAGGAGAAGTTGAACCTCTACATCTCCAGCGACGGTGTTTATCAGGGCGGATTCCGCGAATTCATTCCCGAAGCCAACTCGACCGTGCTGACCGGCCTGTGCCTGATGGGTGTCAACCTCACGGTTCCGACTCCCTACCTGCACCAGTGGGTCTACGGGTTCAACGCCTAAGAATACGGGAGAAAAGGAGAAACTATCATGGCACAAACAACCAATGTTGGATTCAGCATCAACCCGTATATCTACGGCGCAAACGCGGACGCCACGAACGTCGCGACTCTCTACGCACCCGCCGAACTCGGAGCGCAGTTCTACAACTCCGGCAACAAGTACCAGCGCGTGCAGGTCGATTCGGGCGCAACTTCGGCCACCCCAACCGGCGCTGTGCTCGCAACGCAACTGGCCTACTGGGTAGACAAGAGCAAGAAGATCGTAACCAACGATTCTCGCTTTGCTCTCGCTGGTTCGCCGAACGTGGCTGGCTCCACTGGTGTCGCCCAGCGCAATGCGGTGGCCGGGATCTTCCGTGTTGCTGCGACGGCCGGCTATTACGTCGATGTGCTCCAAAAGGGCAACGGCGTTTTGGTCAACTCCGACAACAGCGGCACCGTGGGTCAGATCGCCATCCCGGCGAGTTCGACCACGGTTCCCAGCGTCACGGCTTCGGCCATCGGCACGGCGCCTCCCTATCCCCCGGTTGGCATCATTCGAGCGGTTCCCACGGGTAGCAGCCCGTACACCGTTACGGTCGATGTCGATATTGCGAGCGTGGACTAATGGCGGCACTTACACTCACCGGGCCGTATTCGGCCCCTTCCATCATCAAGAGCGTGGTGGGAGATCAGCAAAAGGTTACGGCGAACATCGCGGGGCCTACCGGATCAACCTGGAGCCTCAACTTCGCCAGCCTGATTAAGGTGGACCTTGGGCCGGGAAGTCTTGTGACCTCCGTATCGGTCGCCGGAACTCAGCCGCTTGTCATCACCTTTAACTCATCCAATACTATGAACGAGGTCGTCTCGGTCTGGTGTCGGTAGCGGTGAATGGCAAACGACTTCAGTTCTGTCTGGAACAACGTCCTGTTGCGTGCGCCGGTTGATCCGGCGCAGGCGCAGGCGTTTGTGAAGGATGCCTTCCAGGAGTTCGCCGAACGCCGGGAATGGTCGTGGCTGATTCGTAATTCAACTTTCGCGCCGCCGAACCTCATTAACACGGGGACGGCGACGGCGACCCCAAATACGGCAAACGTCACCGGCAGCGGAACGAACTGGAACCAGACGCTCATCGGTCGCCAGTTCCGCTTCGGGATTTACACGCCGATCTACACGATTTCAGCGGTGAATTCGGCAACATCCCTGGTCCTCGATCAGCCGTGGATCGGCCAGCAACAGATTACACAGTCGTACCTGATTTACCAGGCATATTATCCGACGCCTGCCGACTTCCGCGAATGGTTGACGCTGAAGGATGTCCAGAACAACTTCAAACTCCACACGAACATCATGCAGCCACAACTGGATTTTTGGGACCCGCAACGGTCGCAGAACCAGACGCCGCGATGCGTGAGCTTTCTCGACTACGGGGGCGGGCTAAACGGATCGCAGGGCAATGTGGGCGCGATTCTTCAGGTTTCCGGCAGCGGCCCCGCTCCGACCGCGACGACGACATTCGGGTACTCGTACCCTGGCAGCGCGACATATGTGGTCACAATCTCGACGGGAGGAAATCCGGGGGACGGGTCGCTGGCGTTCACCTGGTTCCGCAGCAGCAACGGCGTGGGGACGGCAGTTTCTCCCCCGCAACTGGTAGGCGACAATAACCCGATAAATCTGTCTGACGGCGTGCAGGTGTATTTCCCGACCGCACTAACGGCCTATGTGGTCGGCAACGTCTTTGTGTCGAACTGTGCTCAGGACTATACGCAGTCTCAAGTTTCGCCGCGCTATGAGATGTGGCCCCACCCGATGACGCAGCTTTACTATTATCCGTTTCTGTACGTGGCGAAGATTCCGCCGTTTGACGAGAATAATCCGCAGTTGCCGCCGTTCGTGCGCCGGGATGTGATCCTCGAAAAAGCGTTGGAGAAGTGCGCTATGTATCCGGGGGTCAGTGCTGACGCGCCAAACCCGTATTTTTCGCTGGCGCTCGCGGCGCGACACTCCGCGCAGTACGAGCGCTACGCGATGGACCTGGAGTTGAAGGACGATTCGACGGCGATCCGCGATATGGTCTACCAGGATCAGACGCCCTGGGCACCGATGCCCTTCATGGACGGCTCATGGCTTCGCGATCACGCGATTCCGACAGGGAGTTGGTAAATGTTTGAATACAAAGTGGTAGTTCTGGACAAGTTGAACGAAGATGCCCTGAACGCGCTCGGTGCGGAAGGATGGGAACTCCTGTTCTACGTGCGGGAAGTCGGGTATGCCGCCCGCTGGTACTTCAAGCGGGTTAAGATAGACGTAAAGGAGCCAACATGGCCAACGGAAAAGCAGACGACGGAACCGGCAGCAGCGTAGCGGGGATCTTCCAGACTCCGTTCAATAACACGGTGACTGGCAGCAAGCCCATTCAGAGCGACGGGATGCCGAAAGTGTTCGACTACGGAAACGCGACGGCGGGGTTTGCGGACCCCGGAAAAGCTAACTTCAACGGCGGCGGAATGCTCCGCGGGCCGGCGGAATCTGGCCTCGGCGAAGACATTCGCAAGTAAGGGAAAGGGGCGCTATCTTTGTATTCGCAATACACAATGGCGTCCCTTGTCGCGCAGGTTGCCGCGCTGAATGATGACCCGAATTTTATCCAATGGACCTATGCTGAAACCAGATACGCCATCATCGAAGCTCTCAGATATTGGGGGTGCCTCACTTCCTACTGGCGAGCCAAAGGAGAATTCTCGCTTAGTCCCACGGTTCCCTGGTACGATCTATCTGTTCAACTCCCGGCGCTTCGTCCTCGAACGGTTACCTTCAACGATATCGTCACCGAAATCGACTTCCACTGCTTCGAGTTGCCTGGTGGGGTCGCTGGAACTGGACTATCTTCTCAGTTCAACATCACCCAAATCATCAACTCCGTAATCCGTGGGCGCAACCGCCTTGTGATGGACGCGGCGCTTCCCTTGAATGTATCCGCTCCGCAGCCTGTCACCGCCTCTCCTGATGCTGTTATCACGGTCGATGAGAGTTACGTTTACCTGCGTCATGGGTACTGGCAGGATCAGGTTTCCGGCGCATGGACGGTGCTTCGTCCGACCGATGCCTGGGCGCAGGATAGTTATAATCCGCAGTGGACTCTCGAACCGAGGGTGCCATTCGCTTTCTCGCAAAGCGTGACGCAGCCGACGCAGGTTCAGTTATTCCCGCCGCCGCTCAATGACGGCGCTATTGAGTGGGTAACGGCCTTGAGCGACAACTACACGCAGCCGGTCACGCCCACAACGCTTCTGGGCGTCCCTGACGAGTTCTCGCACGCCATCAAGTACGCGGCGCTTTCCGACCTGTTCACGATGGACGGAGAATCTTTTGATCCCTACCGCGCCGACTACTGCGACCGACGCTATCAGCAGACCGTAGCAGTTGCCAAAGACCATAAATCGGCAGCGCGCGTTCAAATCAACAATGTCCCTATCGGATTGAGCACGATTACTCAACTGAACGCTGCTTTCCCGTATTGGCGCATGACGAGCGGAAAACCGTACAACTCAGGGTGCGATCTCGACTTGCTCTGCTTCTCGAAAGTTCCCGATAGCGGATATGGCTGCACGGTTGACGTTTTAGCGAGCGCCCCGATTCCGGCATCAGATGACGAGTTTATCCAGATTGGGCGTGAGATGATTCCGACGATTATCGATTACGCGCAGCACTACCTCGGATTCAAGCTCGCCGGCGTAGAGTTCTTCTCAAACATGAGCCTGTACGATAATTTCATGTCCAGCGCGAAGGACCGAAACGCGATCCAATCGAAGCAGATCAAGTTTATGGGTCCGCTGTACGGAATGCCGGGGCGCGAGAATGACGCACAGATGGGCGCGAGTACGATGAACGTCAAGCCGGAGGATGCCGCCGCCGCAAGCTCGACGGCTAACCGCTATGCCTGATATCGACTGGCAGTTTCACGAAGGTCGCGACCGAGAGGGAGAAAGGTACAATCATGCCGTTTTGTTCCACGCAAGCGGAAGGATTATTGCCAAGGTATACCAGCCGACAGATCCAATAGAATACCAGTACGAGGTAGCGTTTTTTGTCAAAACAAATCTCGACGAAAAAGACAAAGAATTTAGATTTATAAGTCTGGAGTCAGCGCAGCGGTTCGCTGAGAAAGTTACATCCGACTATGCCTGAACTCAATCGCAAGCCATCGAAGTTCAACTGCATGGGCGTCGATTTGGCGCATCCTGTGGACATGATGCCGGACGGATACTATCCTTTCGTCCGAAATTGCCGCAGTGTTGTTGCGGGAACGGTTGAGGTTCGTCCTGGTTATGTGGCAGTCGGAGCGCAGATCAATAGCGGTGCTCCGCTTCACACGATTCGACGGGTCAATAATCTGATCCCCGGAGGCACGCCGAATCAGTTATTTCTCGGGACCGGAACTGCGCTTTACGCTGGCGCTTACAACGGCCCATTCTCTTCAATCGCAACAGGGTTCAGCGGAAACCCGCTCAGTTCGGTAGTTTTCCGTCCCGATCAGTCGCCTGAATCGTGGATCTACATCGCGGACCAAAATAAGATGGTCAAGGCGAATTGCGAACAGACGGTGAGGAATGTTGGGATTGCTCCGCCGGCCGTAGCACCGACCCCGGATATTGCGTCTATTGGGGGCCTCAACGGTGTCACTAATAACGGCATCGTGGACGATGGCAACTCCAATACTGGCTGGGGTGGAACAGGTACAGCCTCGGCTCCTGCCGTGAACACCAGAGTTCCCGCCTCGACCATCGTTTCAGACATCCTGTACGATACCGGGTCGAACGGCTGGTGCTCTATGAGTCCGCAGAACTCGATTGGCTCCTACGAGTTCCTTCAGTCAGGATGCCGGTTGATAATCACAGGTTCCGGTGGCGCTGAAACAGTAACGGTGCAGGAGGTTCACGGGGAAATTCCTCAGACCACTATCGCGGCGATCATCTACGATTCCGGTAGCAGTGGACTGTGCTCCATATCGCTCGGGATTCAAACCCCTACGCTTGCGCGTAACTCCCTGATCCTGCTTTCCTCCACTTCGATTGTGAGAGTCCTCAGTGTCACGGTCGGACCTGACGGACTGTATTCTTTCCGCTGCAATGACCCCCATACTCACGTCGCCGGGGACGCGGTGCGCAGCATCGTTACCTTCCGGGTATACACGACGATTTCGATTCCTTCGAGTGGCGTCGGCGTTCCGACATCATCAACCACGATCACCGGGAATGCGCTTGAAACCCAGGTTACGGCAGGCGTCGGATATGCCACGAAAACCGTTGCACTCGATCTTAGTCAGTTTGCATTTGTAAATGGTGCAAATCGACCCCTTCAGCCTGACGATTACATGCACATCAGTTTACGATTCGATGTGCCCAGCAACATTTCTTCTGGCCGCATCCTGCTCGACGTTGACCCCGTTACTAACGACTTCACACAGAACTTTTATTATAAAGAGTTTCGCCAGTCCGACCTGCAATCGGCAGCAAGCGGAACGCTGACATCTGTGGTAGCAATCCAGACCGCGATTCAGAATCAGTCCATCGATACGCAGGCCCCCGATACAGGAACGACAAGCCTCCAACTTGATACAGGAACGGCCCAGTGGACAGAACTGTTCATCAACTATTCTGACCTCGTTAGGGTGGGAACTAACCAGGCAGTTGACCTTGCGAATGTGGCTGCGATTCGTGTTGAATTGACCGTTACCGACACTACCATAATGGATTTTTCGGCGTGGTGGGTGGCCGGAAGTTATGGACCCGATGTACAAAGCGGATCTCCGGTCGGAATCACGTACCAGTACAGGTATCGGGACTCGCGCACGGGTGCCCGCTCAGTCCCCTCTCCCGGATGCCGGTACGATCTGTACCCTCTTCGCCAGCAGATTGCTGTGGGCGTGACGGCATCGACGGACCCACAGGTAGATACCATTGATATCCAGCGATTCGATCCTTCTTTAGCGGCACTCGTTTACGTGGGATCTACACCGAACGCAACCGGGAGTGCGTTCCTTGACGACACA